TAACAAAGAAAGACAAAAAAACTCTTGACAATCTAATCTTACTATGCTATATTAAGATTATAAGTTAAGATGCGGGTGAGAGCGATAAATATCTCCGTGTGGGACCAACGGTTAGTTCCACAACTAACACAAAACTATTTTTCTCAATATCCAGACAGAGGGCGGATCACCTAAAAATCTATTACTAGTTTCAATCAAACTAGAGCGGCATCGTCAATAAGACCGTGCGGAAAGATTGAAGATACTAGGGGTATTGAGATAAGTAGTTTTATTCCCTGTTAGCTCAGTTGGTAGAGCAATTGACTGTTAATCAATTTGTCGCTGGTTCGAGCCCAGCACAGGGAGCCAATATAACATGGAGAGGTGGCAGAGTGGTCGAATGCGGCGGTCTTGAAAACCGTTGAGGTGAGAGCCTCCCAGGGTTCGAATCCCTGTCTCTCCGCCATATATCACTCATAATCTTGAGTGATAAATAAAAGTAGAAGTTAATGCTCCTATAGCTCAGTTGGTAGAGCAACTGATTTGTAATCAGTAGGTCCGCGGTTCAAGTCCGTGTGGGAGCACCATTAATGCGCCACTGGTGGAATTGGTAGACACGCCAGATTTAGGTTCTGGTTCCGCAAGGAGTGGGGGTTCAAGTCCCTCGTGGCGCACCAAATGTTTAACGGGGAATTAGCTCATCTGGGAGAGCGCCTGCTTTGCAAGCAGGAGGTGATCGGTTCGAGCCCGATATTCTCCACCAATATATCAATGCAGGTTTGCTAACAGTAACAGATATTACAGGCGTCATATCAATTCTGCGGTAAGGTTCGAGTCCTTAGTTGATACCAATATAAGCGGGCGTAGCTCAGTGGTAGAGCCTTTCGTTGCCAACGAAACTGTCGTGAGTTCGAATCTCATCGCCCGCTCCATGAACATTTTCAAGTCCATTATAATATAATTTCATAGCATTTATCTGATAAATGAGTATTTAATATGCCGGAACAAATTAAATAAATACACTATAACAACAACAAGGAGGCATACTATGAAATTTTTATATGTGGATGTCAAAAAAGGTAAATTAGTTGGAGTATTCAATAATGTTGCGGGCAATATAAAGTACCTGTCAGCAGATGATATCGAAGTTCAAAAAGATAAACATCAGGCTCTAAATCGTATAAACACTGTGAAAGAATTCGATGATGCGCTAGTTGCAATGCAAAATCATGACAAACCAAAAAAGTTTTTTAAAATGTATAATCCTTTAAAAGGCATGTTCAAAAAGAAATAATAATTACTGCCGCCAATAAGCCAATAAAATTAAAACTCTAGTAGTAACTACTAGAGTTTTTTATTATATAACATAAAAGATAAATACACTTAGTATATTTAATATGGGAACTATAATGCAATGAGACTATTTGATTTAATAGAAAATGAAAATACAAAGGTTATCGTCATATATCCCGGAAGATTTCATCCTTTTCATATTGGACATGGCAAGGTATTCAAATATTTAAAGCAAAAATATAAAGGCGCACAAGTTTTTATAGCAAGTTCAGGTAAAACCGATGCACATAAATCACCTTTTTCGTTTGATGAAAAAAAGAAAATGATGATGTTAGCAGGCGTTGATCCAAATTCAATAGTTCAAGCGAAGATCCCATATGTTGCAAGTGAAATAACTGATAGATTTGATCCAGATAATACAATCGTAATTTATGCAGTATCAGAAAAAGATATGACAGAAGATCCTAGATTTGATTTTCCGTCAGTTGGTACAAAAATGAAAAAGAATGGCGATCCAGCACATATACAAATGTGGAGAGGAATTGAAGGCGCGAAGCCACTACGCCAACATAGTTATATAACTACAGTTCCCACATTTACATTCAAGATACGTGGCGAAGCAGTTAATAGTGCTACACAAATTCGCAATATGATTTCAAACGCTGATGACACAGAGTTAAATCAAATATTACAAGATTTATACGGGCGTACCGATATACCAAATAATGTAGTTGAAATATTTAAACAAAAATTAGGTGGCGAATCTCTAAATGAAAACTGGGAAGAAGACGATTTATATTCGATATTGCTTGAAGTGGAATTAAAGCATCAGATGATTACAGAAGACACAACTGATTTAGATAGTTTTGATGTAAAAACTGCGAAAGCATTAAATAATTTAAGAGTCAAATATCCTGCCGCAGATAACTTATTGGGTGCGTTAGTTGCTGATGTAGAAGATTCACAAATAGTGAGTAAGAAAAATGATATGCAACACAGCATTGATATTGCAGCAATCGAAGATAAAGTAGATAATAGTATTGCTAAATTAGAGAAACAAATAGATTCACTAACACAGGAATTGAAAAATTTAAAGACTAATAGAAAATAAAGAATATGTGAGAAAATGATATGAAAATTAATGAATTAGATAAAAATGCTGGCGTGACACAAAACCAGCTTGATACACTAGAAAGTGTACTAGATAAGGTATTTTCAAAAGTAGGTATTGATGTCGAATTCACTCGTCATTTCATTGATCGTGTGAATGATGAACGAAATGTAAAGCCAATTTCAATTAAAGAACTTGGTATGTTATTCAAAAAAGAATTTATAAAGTATGGCAAACCAATTGCACAACTTGGTCCAGACGCAGAAGCAGTAATGAAAGACTTGTCAAGTGATATTAATGTACCATTTGTTCTTAATTGGAATGGCGAAGAACTAGAACTAGTAGCCAAAACAGTTATGCGTAAAAAGAACTTTACCACTCCAAATAAAGAATTTACAGTTGAAAGTGATAACCAATCTGGTGTGTATTCCGATGAAAAGAATAACGTAGAAATTCATTGGAAACGAATAGATCATCCGAGTGTGTCAAAAGATCATCTAGATATTGAAGCATATCAAAATGGCAAGCGTGTCAAAATTAATAATGGACAGGCAGAACATTACATGTATTTAATAAATCAGGAAATGAATGAAAACGCATCATTGGGATCTAAGATTAATTTTCCCGGCATGCAAAATAGAACTGCAACACCAGCAGCCAGTGTAAAAGCAGTTGCACCAATAACTAAGAAGCCAACCTCGGCGCCCAAAAATAGATTTGATAAAATTGTAAATTGGGGAAAAAATTTATTCAATCATATTGAAAAAGCATTAGCATACGATGAATCTAAACTAGATGAAGACTTGAGTTCATTGCCACCACTAGCAGATTTAATTGTCCTCGCAGTTGTAGCACAAACTACAGTTGCTGGATTAAAAACAATGCTAAAAACAGCATTGAAAACTGGCAAGGGATTGAGAAAAATTAAAAAAATGGCAGACGCAGCCGGTGTCAAGATAAATGATACACTTAATCCAGATATGTATGAATCAGCAAGAGAAGATATATTAAAAACTGTTGGTAGTAGACAAGAGCGTAATTTCTATCTAGCAGCACTTAGTGCACTAGATAAATTATTAAGTTCAAAAGGGTTACAGAGATCAGTAGAAAGTTATGCATTTGATATAGCACGTTCATTCAATGGTATGGATTATAAAACACTAGTAGGGTTTTATAAAAAAGAACATTCAATTGATGAACTACAAGAAGCAACACAAAGTAATCCACTAGTAGTATTAGATAAACTATCAGATAGAAGTGATAATAACGAATTCCCAGTAAAGTTTTATGATGATACTGTAATAAACGTAACACCTAAAAAAGCAAAAAAATTCATGAACGTGTACTATGGAATGGCAGATGAACAAAGAGATATAATACACAAATATATAAAAACCAAAAAAGGATTTATGCAGGCTATTAACGATTTTAATATTCCTATTTAATAATAAAACAATGAATATAAATGAAATACAATCATCCCCATCTAAGATAAGTGAAGGATATAAACTAAAACTAGAGCGTGATACTGATATGATGGTGTTAAACATTACTGACACTGCTACAGGCAAGCGCACAGAAGTGCGTGGCAAGCCTGGATACGAGACCAATGGTTATGATAAAAATGACAAACTACATCAGTTGCTAGATAAGATTAGTAAAACTGCTAATATCAGTGATCTAATGAATGGTGAACCTGTTGGTATCAACCCTAAACACCCAGACGGTGCTAGTGCAAAGAAAGCAACAGATGTAGCATTTAACGAAAATGTTTCAGCATTAGCATCCGATCTGGAAGCAAAATACAATCTTAAATCTTTGTTTTTAGGTGATATGGCTAGTCGAAATGCTATTGAACTACACAGTATCATTGTTAACAGAGAAGATCAAGGCAAGGGCACTGGTTCAAAAGTAATGCAAGAACTTATCAAGTATGCAGATGACAACGGTAAGATTATGGTGCTTGATCCAGGACTATTAGATAAGCAACACGGCACAACATCACAATCAAGATTACGCAAGTTCTATAAACAGTTTGGATTTATTGACAACAAAGGACGCAACAAGAATTATGAATTTAGAAACTTGATGATCCGTTACCCACAAAGTAATGAATCAGTAAATGAAGTGTCTAAAGAAGAATTCGATGCTATCCGAAATGGATACGTAGATATTGAGTTTGATAAGAAATGGTGGCCTTTAAGTAGCGACTACCCACTAATCAAACATATCGGCGAAGCAATTGGTGCAACTAGCTGGACTAGTTGGGGCAAAGTAGGAGTCCCATGGTCTGAAAAAGAAATGATCGGTGGTGGTGGCACATATATGCTTAAAGGTGATTTCGGTCATATCCTATTAGATGCTAGTAAGAGTTTTAGACCAGATAAAATTCTAATGTCACAAATATCTACATCCAAGCGTGGCGGGGGCGTTGGTGTTAAAGTTATGAATGCAATAAAGTCATATGCAGATCAAAAGGGCCTACCACTAACAATATATAAAGTAACCAACAAAAAGTTTTTTGATAAGTTTGAGTGGTTGACAAAAACAGGCGAAGATACATATGAATATAATTCTTCTAAAAATGAATCAATCAATGAAGCATTTGATAATCCATATCCGTTTAAACTTACTGGTCCCGATGAGTCGCAATCATTTGTAGCAACAGCACAAACACCAAATGGTCCGCTAATAATGGAATTTTCATCAACTGACTTTGATGACTTTGGTATCGACTTTGCAGTTGGAAATAGCATGGGCAAAACAGATTCAGGCGATGAGTTTAGAGTGTTTGCTACTGTAGTTGCAATGATGAAAAAGTGGATTAGCACAGTTGGCATTGAACACGTAGAAGGTTTTGACTTTGGTGCTAACAAAGATGAACACGCAAGTGATGGTAGAGAAAAACTATACACAAGATTTGCTAAAAAACTTGCCAGTCAACTAGGTTGGAAGTTAGAGCAAAGTACTACTGCTAATAATAGTACAGCATTTTTCAGACTAACTAACCCTAAACCAGTACCACGTGATGACGAGTATTGGGACGCACTTGAAGAAAATGTTATTGAATCAGCAGGAGTTGGTCGTGTAGTAAAAGGTGTAAATACAACTATAGATGTAGGTGTTGATGAAATAATTAATCAAGTTAAGAAGTTCGGCAACGATGTAGATCGTGATGGAAAACCAAAAAAGAATTTAAGATAGAATATTATTCCATAGTATGGAATAATATGCAAAATAATAAGGAGAAATAGCATGCCAATAAGTCTACCAAAAAATCCAAGAGATGGTTTAGAAATAAACGTGGGCAGTAGAACTTTACGATGGAATAAAAGCAAAAATCGTTGGGAAATGATATAATTGTCATAAATGATAAATACTATTATGAAAATAAATGAGATCATATCTGAAAACTTTGCCGGAGCATTTGCTAGTGTTCCTATGGGATTGGGTGCGGGTGATCCAAATGCAAGTGTGTATGCAAAAAAGCCTGCCACTAAAAAGAAAAAGAAATCAAAGATGGGATATAGTGCAGATGTAGGCAACCTTGCTTACACAACTCCAGTAAAAAGCCCAATGATTAAACGATAAGGTAGATTAAAATGAAACTGTCACAACTAATTGAATCTTTTGTAATCTCTAATGATGAATTTGAAGATTATTTAAATAGAGCAACTGAACAACTAGTATCAGAATTATCATCGGGTAAAAATCCACGTGATGCAGTTCATGATTTGGCATTAACTTTTGCAGATCAACACAATAAATCATATGATGCATACCAACGTATGGCAGACTCACTTGAGGCTCGTATGCACACGTTAGAAATGAATAGTCCTACCGATATGGGAATGGGCAGTGTTGATGAGCCAGAAATGATGAGTGATCCAATGGGTAGCATGGAAATGAATACACCTGCAAGTTCTGAAATGCCAAGTGATAGTGACATGGAAGATTATGCTGCAGTAATGGATAATGAGCAGGAAGTTGAAGAATCATATTCTCCAGGTGATGAAAACGCAGAAGGTATGGTAAGCAACTGTTGCGGTGCTCCTGTTCAAGATGAGCGTAATGGAACTGGCAGATGTAGTGCTTGCGGCGAAGGTTGTGAAGCTGTTGCAGAAGCAGTGGAAGAAGCAGTAGGCGATCCAGACTCTGTAAGAAATATAGATAGTATTCTAACCAGTATGAATGCAGATCATCCAGGTGACATTATTGCTGATATACTACACTGGTGCGATGCAAAGAATGAAGATTTTAATGATCTTATAAGACGTGGCACTGACTATTACCGTGATGAGAAGGAAATGGCAGGCGGCATGGATGAATCTTCAATGTCTGACGAAGAAAAAGAAAAAGCAATGAAACGTGCAATGCAGTCAGCAGACGAACCAGAGCGTGGCGAAGAGAGAAAGAAAGTATCTCTAAAGAAAGCACCCTGGGAAGAGTCAGTTGATGAAGGCATCAAAGATACAGTAAAAGCGACTGGCAAGAAAATCGGTAAAGCAACTAAAAAAGCTAAAAAGTTTTTTGGTCATGGTGAACATGCAGCATTTGACGAGTTTGATGACGACGAGTTTGACGAATCAGTTTCAGAAAGCGCAATAGATACAATTCGTAAAATTGCAGATGAAAAAAGTGCGATGAAAATTAAATTTGATAATGGCACAATGATGGTAGATATGTTTACTGCATCTGCAGTTAAATCAGTATATGATAACGTAAATGATGCAAATAAAGAAAAATTAGACAACCTAATGAAAACAAAAGAAGGTATGATGAAAGTTGCAAATCTTTCAATGAAAATGCTGAAAGAAGGCAGACTTGATGAATATTGGTTTATTCCCGCACTCATTGGCGGCGCTGCGCGGGCGGTTGGTGCTGTTGCAGGCGCTGGACGGGCGGCTGGTGCTGTTGCAGGCGCTGCACGGGCGGCTGGTGGTTTAGGCAAAGGTTTAGGCAAAGTGGCCAAAGTGGCTAGGGCTGTTAGTGGAGCTAAAACTATAGCTCATGCCGCAGGCGGTTTGAAAAATGCTTATGACGATCCAACTTACAAACGCGCTACCGGCAAGCATCTTGAACACACTGATTGGCGGTTAGAAATGAAAGCAGATGATATAATGAATTCTGCAATTGATAAGGCAAATAAAAAATAAAATAATCTATTGACAGTCTAACAATACTATGCTATATTAAATGGAGTTCTTGATAGAGCTCCATTTTTTATATCTAATTAGGAGATTATTATATGTCACTAGATTCAGTAACAAGCGAAGAAAAAGCAAAACTAAAGCAATTAGTAGACGAAGGATGTTCTGTTCTACAAGAAGTAGATGACCTTAAAGGTGGGTTACGTGATACAGTTAAGGCAATTGCGGAAGAACTTGATATCAAACCGTCAGTACTAAATAAAGCCATCTCATTAGCACACAAAGCAAATCTACAGGGCGCAAAGCAAGACTTTGAAGATGTAGAAACAGTACTTGAAACTGTGGGACGTACACTATAAATGAGTTATGTAGATGCATACTACAACAAAGACAAAGATATTGTAAATGTTGTTGAACGCAAAGACGGCAAGCGTATCTACCAAGATTTTCCTGCGTGGCGTACATTCTATGTGCGTGACGATAGGGGGTCACACACTAGCATTCACGGTGAGAAAGTTCGTCAGGTGAAGGTCAAGAGACTCAAAGATATGCATAAGGAATTACGTCTTTGCAGTAATAAAAAAATATATGAAAGTGATATTAAGCCAGAGGTTAGATGTCTTGCTGAAAATTATTTAAACTTAGATTCACCAAAATTGAATGTAGCATTTTTCGATATTGAAGTTGATTTTGATGCTACTAAAGGCTTTGCGCCTCCTGAAGATCCGTTCATGCCAATCACTGCAATTACTGTACATTTACAATGGACAGACCAACTTGTGACGTTTGTTATGCCACCAGAGCATATGAGGGATGGCGACGGTCTAATAGAAGCACAGCGTCTATGTGATAAATTTTCAGATACATTTCTGTATCTAAGCGAAGCAGACATGTTAAACGACTTCTTAACATTGATAGAAGATGCAGATGTTCTTAGTGGATGGAATAGCGAAGGCTTTGATATTCCATATACAGTGAATCGAATTGTTAAGGTTTTAAGTAAATCACATACTCGTAAATTATGTTTATGGGATCTTCTTCCAAAATCAAAGACTATTATTAAGTATGGTAAGGAACAAAATAGTTATGTATTGAGTGGACGCATTCATCTTGATTATCTAGAATTGTATCGTAAGTATACATATCATGAAATGCATTCATACTCACTTGATGCTATTGGTGAGTATGAACTTAATGAACGTAAAATTGCGTATGAAGGCACACTAGACCAACTATATAATCAAGATTTTTATAAGTTTATAGAATATAATAGACAGGATGTTGCATTACTTGATAACCTGGACAAAAAACTTCGATTTATCGATCTGGCAAATGAAATTGCACATGATAATACTGTTAATATTCAGACCACAATGGGCGCTGTTGCTGTTACTGAACAAGCAATTATTAATGAAGCGCACAGACGAGGCATGGTTGTTCCTGACAGGAAGAAACGTAGTTGGGATGTTGAAGATGAAAATTACGAACCAACACTAGAAGAAGAAGCGGCTGCAGAAGCACAAAAGGCAGCCGGTGCCTTTGTTGCGAATCCACAAACTGGTATACAACGATGGGTAGCAGGTATTGATATTAATTCACTATATCCTAGTATTATTCGTGCATTGAATATGTCGCCTGAAACTATTACTGCACAACTCAGACAAGATTATACAGAAGAAATGATACAAAATCGTATCAGGGCTGGACGGGGTGGAAAGAACAAAGGCTTTGGTGCTGCGCAAGCATGGGAAGATACATTTTCAACTGAAGAGTTTCGCTTTTTTAATGAAAAAGATAAAGCAAATATTATGAACTTAGATATGGAAAATGGGGAAGTACACAAAGTATCAGGTGCGGAAGCATTCGACTTAGTATATAATTCAGGTCTTCCATGGGCTATAAGTGCGAATGGCACTATATTTAAACAAGATATACAGGGTATTATTCCCAGTCTATTAGAACGTTGGTATGCTGAACGTAAAGTTCTTCAAAAGAATATGCGTGAAGTTAGAGAAAACGGTGGCACAGATGAAGAAATTGCGTTCTGGGATAAACGACAACTCGTTAAGAAAATTAACTTGAACAGTCTATACGGTGCGATTCTAAATCAAGGTTGTCGATTTTATGATAAGCGTATCGGGCAATCTACTACTCTATCAGGTCGTTGCATCACAAGACATATGGGTGCGAAAACAAATGAAGTAATCGATGGCACATATGATTATAAAGGCAAGTCTGTAATTTATGGCGATACTGACTCTATCTACTATTCAATGTATCCATCATATCAAAAAGAAATTGATAATGGAGATATCAAATGGGATAAAGAAATTGCTCTTACGATGTATGATGAAATCGCTAATCAAGTTAATGATAGTTTTCCAGATTTTATGAAAGAGTTTTTTAATTGTCCACGTAGTCAAGGTGAAATCATTGCCGCGGGTCGGGAGAACTTAGCAACAATGGCTATCTTTATTAAAAAGAAACGTTATGCTATGCTTATCTATGACGATGATGGTGTCCGCCGTGATGTAGATGGCAAGCCTGGCAAAGTAAAAGCAATGGGTCTTGATCTAAAGCGAAGTGATACTCCTGATTATATGCAAAACTTTCTTAGTGAATGCCTTGTTAAAGTTCTCACAGGCGGTGAGCAAAAAGATATTATTGAAATGGTTAAAGAATTCAAAAAAGAGTTTCGTGAAAAGCCTGGCTGGGAAAAGGGCACCCCTAAACGTGTCAATAATTTAACTAAGTTTAAAAATGATGTATCAAAATATAAACATGCAAAAAATGCAGATTTTAGATTACGAAGTTCAGAAGACAAACTGGAAAAGCCACGTTTGCCAGGACACGTTAGTGCTGCATTAAATTGGAATACTTTACGTGAAATGAATAGTGATAGGTACTCGATTGAAATAACTGATGGTATGAAAACTATTGTATGCAAACTGCGTGATAATCCAATGAAAATGACAAGTATTGCATATCCAATTGATGAACCTCGTATTCCACAATGGTTTCAGGATCTTCCATTCGACCATGATTCTATGGAAGTAGCAATCATTGATAAAAAGATTGATAATCTAATTGGTGTTCTAAAGTGGGATCTTAGTGCTGCAAACACCAGTGAACAATTTGAAAATTTATTTGAGTTTTGAAATGGCTAAAAATACGTATACAAAACTAGTACAAAACTTGGGAAGAAATGCAGCATCAGACGAATGTTATACTCCGCCTGATAGCATAGAACCTCTATTGAAGTACTTAGATAAAGATGCGACTTACTACGAAGCAACAAGTGGCAAGTCAGGTCTTATTATAGAAGGGTTTACCAAATTTGGTTACAATATTGAGCCAAGCAAAGGTAAAAATTTCTTTGAATGTGTCCCAAGTGATGTACATGACGGAGTAATTACAAATCCTCCCTATTCACTAAAAGATAAGTTTATCAGGCATTGTTATGATTTGGGCAAACCATTTGCATTATTCTTGCCCGTTGCAAGTTTTCAAGGAGCGGGAAGAGGCAAAATGTTTATGGAATATGGTATGTCTGCGCTAGTTTACAATAATCGTGTTGACTTTACTGGTGGCGGCTCACCACCATTTGGAAACGCTTGGTTTATTCATGGTTTCTTACCGCCCAACACTATCTACTGGGTTGACAATCCATCTACAGCAAACCCAAGAAAAACTAAAGAAAAGCAAGTATCTCAATTCGATATTTTGTTTGAATAAAACACTTGACATTATAAAATCAACATGCTATAAACGAATCATAAACTATATTCGTAACTAATATGGGAAAAATATAAATGTCAATATCGGTAAGTAATCAACTTAAAATAACATTACCCAGTGCAACATTATCACTTTTGTTAGGCACAACTGCGATTGCAGATACAAGCTTTATGCAACTGGATAATGATGGAATATTACAGAATGAGTCAGTGAAGGTTGGCATCAATCGACAAACAGGCTCATTTGGTAGTGGTAAAAGTAATTCACCAGGTATACTGTTCGATCCAGATGGTGGCGGTTCATTTAATACATCATATGATTTTTTGACTCCGGGCATTGCATTTGATGGGCAATCTATCAAAATTGATGGTACAAATTATAGAAATAATAATTCATCTTCTAGGATCGATATCACTGCAAGCAGTGATTTAGTAAATGAACTTAATACGCTTACATGGAACGGAAGTCTAGTAAACAACTCATCCACTTGGTTATTAGAAAATACGTTTAAATTAGATTCCGGAAATACATTCGTTGATGTAACTACAACTATCACAGCAGGTGCTGATGCAGATACAGTCTATTATAGTAAGCACACTGATCCTGACTCACAAGGAGATCCAGGAGATAGTAATTTAACTAATAATGTTATTGGCTATTCAGGGATACCAGATACTAATATTGCAATCGGGGAAGCAACCGTTTCAGGTTACGCTATTGGTGTATCTACTACTGATACTAACACAACAGCAGGTATTCAAAATTGGTCGACTCAAGCAGATGCATATGACGGTACAATTTATACTGATGATGATGGTAATTCCTTGAACTATGGAAATGGCGATAATACAATTGGTCTCAGTTGGTTGTGGACTGATGTCAAGGAAGGGGATACTCTTACCGCCAATTACGCATATATTTTAGGTGAATCTATCTTTGATGCTATTGAAGATTCAGAAGGTTCCGGTGGCGGCGCAGATAATGATTGGACAGTAGAAGATATTGGTTCCGCAACAGAGGCAGCAATTGCTGCACCAGAGCGTGAGGCTGCGGAAGAGGCAGCACGTGTAGCAGCGGAAGAAGAGGCAGCACGTGTAGCAGCGGAGGAAGAGGCAGCACGTGTAGCAGCAGAAGAGGCAGCGCGGGTTGCAGCGGAAGAAGAGGCAGCGCGGGTAGCAGCCGCAGAAGAGGCAGCACGTGGAGCAGCAGAAGAGGCAGCACGTGTAGCAGCAGAAGAGGCAGCGCGGGTTGCAGCGGAAGAAGAGGCAGCGCGGGTTGCAGCGGAAGAAGAGGCAGCACGTGTAGCAGCCGCAGAAGAGGCAGCACGTGTAGCAGCAGAAGAGGCAGCCGCAGAAGAGGCAGCACGTGTAGCAGCAGAAGAGGCAGCCGCAGAAGAGGCGGCGCGGGTTGCAGCAGAAGAGGCGGTGGTGGAAGAGGAAGTGATACAAGTTTCTCCTGTTATTAGAACTTTTCGTGTATTACGTATGGCTGCGCCAGTTGTAACAAGTACTTCTGATGAAACTATTTCATCAACAACAGAAACACAAAGTACAACTTTGCCAGTAGTAGTAAATAATATAACACTATATGATTCTACAGTTGACAATAACTTGCAAACTATTTCCAAGCAAGATATCACAACCGTAACAACACCAATGGATATTGTAACAACCACATTTGTTCGTACTACTGAAACATATGATAATGGATCAGTTATGGTAACCGATGGTGACGAAACTAGTACAACATTAGTAAGAAATGATGTTGTCACAACATCCAGTGATATTGAATCTGTTGTTGGCAGGGTCGACCAAGTAGAACAATTGATAGGAATAGATATTCATAGAAATATGGATATTGGGCAAGGTATCACAGTTACTAAAACAGAACACAAAATGAATAATGGCTATAGCGCAAAATCAACCGTTTATAGTATTGGAATTGAAGATATCTCAAGTACCGATAATATTGTTACAGGCATAGAATATAATGAAGTCAATACAACTATGAACGGCAGCGATAGTAATGGCAGTATTAGTTCAGACGCAGTAAGATTTGATATTGGTAAAACATTAAATGACAATGATACAAAATTAACAGCATCATTTAATCATACCACATCTGATATTTCATATTCTAGAGTTGTTGGTGATTATTCAGCCGCTGGTGAAACTACATCAACCGATAATTATATTAGTCTTATGTTAGAAAAAGAAACCGGCAATTTTCGTCCATTCGTTGGTTACACAATTGGACAACGAAAAACACAAGGCTACACTGAAACTGGTAGTGTATTGGCGGTTCTAGATTATGCAACTGAGAAAGATACATATAATTATCCAACAGTTGGTTTGAATGTTAATTATGATGTATTTACTGCAAGTATTCGCAAGGACTTTGACGAATATGACACTACCAGAATTGGTCTAGATGTTAATAAATCCATCAATGACAAATTAAATTTGATGGTAGGGTTTAATCGGAATATATCAAACTATGACACCAGTAATTCTATTACTGCGGGTGCACTTTGGACTTTCTAAGATTATAAAAATACAAAGTTGTCGATTTATATTGACAACTTTACTTAATTATGATAATATATAACGTATAAAACATAGGAGAACGCAATGCGTGACATTTTAAAAGATATTGTAAAACACACACACTCACTTGGTATTATTCAAGCAGTAAAAGTAACAACAGATGATACAAGTACAATGCTAGATGCAATGGATGATGATAGAACTGTTGTTCTTCGTGCCAAAATGCATAAACGTGTAGACGAATTTGATGGTAAGTTTGGTATGGGACGATTGGGCGTTCTTAATGGATATCTATCATATGAAAATATTGATGATGATGGTAAAATGCGCGGCGCTGATATCACAGTGAGAACCTCAGAACAAAATGGTGAAGTTGTCCCAACAGAACTAGGGTTCTCAATGAAAGGTGTATTTGACTCAACTTATCGTGTTATTGCAAGCAGCTATGTTGATGCTCAGATTAAAACAGCAAACTTTAAAGGTGCAAAATGGGATGTCGAAGTAATTCCTTCAGCCAAAGCAGTAAAAGATTTACAAACATTTGCTGGTATTCTTAGCGCATATGATCCATTATTTACAGTAAAAACTGATGGCAATGATTTAATGTTTTATATCGGTGATGCATCAACTGATAAATTAAGTTTGACATTTGCCTCAAATGTAGAAGGAACCCTTAGTACCGGTTGGAGTTTCCCACTCTCAACAGTTTTAACAATTTTGAGACTAGGTGATACTTCATCTATGAGTATAAAAATTTCTGATCAAGGGGCAATGGCAATTCATGTTGATTCAGGTATGGGTCTTTATGAATACATTTTGCCAGCAAAATCTGGAAACTAACATAATGGTAAAAGACTTAGGTAAAAACAATATCAATAGCGGATATGCAGTATTTCTACCCGCTATCTCTAACTTCTATGTTCGCAAAGTATCACAGCATTATGCAGGTACGACAGACATGTTTCCTCCTGAGCGTATCCCTGAGGGGTTTGAATATGGGCTAGATGGTCTAAACATCTTAGACAAAGATAAAGGCTATGTGTATTATTCACATGGTCTTTATTCTGCTGGTCATGCTGAACTAGATTTAGAGAAAACTAAAATCGAAGATGGCATGGTTGTGAACCGTGACCGTGAAAACACTGTTCTAGTTGGGGATTCAGGCGGGTATCAGATTGGTACTGGTGCGTGGAAACTTGATTGGAATAAATTCTATGATGCTGATGGGAGTTGGCATGATGCACGGCATGGTATTATGGCATGGCTTGAAGAATATTGTGATTACTCTATGACACTTGATATTCCAGGTTGGGCATGTTTGCCACAGTACCGTGATAAGAACGGTATTAAAAACTGGGAAGAATGCGTAGATAAGACAATCTTTAATCATGAATACTTTATTAAACACCGAACACCTGGTAAGACTAAGTTCTTAAACACTCTACACGGTTCTAATTGGGACACTAGTGAAAAGTGGTATGAGAAGGTCAAGCACTTCAATGACAAGTCAGTATATGGCGATAGAGCATTTGAAGGTTATGCGATGGCTGGTGATCATGCAGGTGATGCTGAATTGTTATTGCGTAGACTTATTCGTTTACGTGATGATGGTCTTCTTGGTCAGGCAGACCAAGACGATGTTTGGATTCACACGCTAGGTATTAGCGTTCTCCCATGGGGTGCAATGTTGACTGCAATCCAACGACAACTAAGAAAACATGTTAATCCAAACATTACAATCTCATTTGATGCTGCGTCTCCTTACATTACAGCGTCAAAGGGATTGGCTTATGACTACCCCGACTTGAATGGCAACGCTTGGAGTTACAAAACTAAGAAGTTAAACTGGAGACAAGATATTACCAATGATACCCAGCCCTGGTTATATGAAGGTGAAATTGGCTCAAGATTAAACATGCGTGATATTAACTACATGCAACCTGGAATGCTAAATCGTAATAAAAAAGAAGCAAAATCAAGTTGGGATAGCCTTTCATATATTCTTATTCAAGCACATAATACTGAATATCATATACGCGGGATGCAAGATGCAATCCGTAGGTTCGATCATGAGTATGAGATGTTAAGAGACAAGATTGACATTAATACAATAAATTTAGGGAAAACAAATGTACTATCAGACGTAGTCCCAGATAGAGTTTTATATTTTGCAAAGTTTGTTGAAGTATTGTTTGATCCTAATACAAAAGATCCAATGGATATGCTTACTAATTATAAAGCCTTTCTTCGTAAGTGTGAAGGGTCACGTGTTCAAAATATTTCTACTACTCCAGACTTTATGAAATTTGAAGAGGCGGGGGTTAAGACAGAAGAATATATTAATGCAGTTAAAGGAAAGAAAAAAGAATATAAACATCCAGAAAGTGTTGATGCTTTATTTGGATAACAATAAGGATTGAAAATGAAAATTGATAAAAAAATAGCAAGACTAGAACAACTAAAAATCGAACATAGGACACTTGACGATAAGATACAAAAAGATTATAATCTCAGACTAGATGTTAGTGAACTTAAAATGAAAAAATTAAAATTGAAACAATCAATTTTAGCAATGGAAAGAGAACTTGAAACTAATGGCTAGTTATTATGATTATATGAAACGGCGCAACAGAGAAGAGGACGCTAAATTGACAGAAACAAGTACAACTATTAATGTACCCATGACAACAGCAAAACGTTGGATTTGGGTTACATTTAAACGTGAAGGTATTCACTGCTATCCAGCAGCACTAGAAGATCCTGCACTTGCTACAGGTGATGAATATGATGTGTCATTCTTGGGATATCCGCATCGCCATCAATTTCACTTTCGAGTAGCAATCAAAGTAACACACAACGATAGAGACATTGAATTTATTCAATTTCAACGTTGGCTAGAGAACTTGTATAAAGATGATGTTATTCAACTTGATCACAAATCATGTGAAATGATGTCTGATGATTTGTTCAATCAAATCGTTGCGAAATATCCCGGACGAGATATCAAAATTGAAATCTCCGAAGATGGTGAAAACGGAGCATTGATTGAATACAATATCTAAAAGAATTTCATTACCATATATGGTAATGAATAATGGTATCTGGTTTGGATATTAATAACTAGTACTAGAATATCTACACATTCATTAAAAGGGCAAAACGAATGTTATATCTTATAGACTTGGAAAGTGTTGAATCTCGCTATACTAAGCAGTGGAAAACACATCTCCCCACATTGTTACGAAGCAACGGCATTGATGTTAATGTGATTGAAGGTCCAACTGATATCCCAGCATCTACTACACCGGGTGCATTTCTTAACTTTGGAGGTACAAATATCTATAAGAGCGCACAGTTAGAACAAATAGCGAAATTGTTCTGTGATGGTAAAATCCATGATGGCGATTACTTTCTTTATACTGATGCGTGGAATCCCACTGTCATCCAGTTGAAATATATGGCAGAATTACTTGGGATAAAAATCCGTATAGGTGGATTATGGCATGCTGGTAGTTATGATCCCCAAGATTTTCTAGGTCGCTTAATTGGTGATGCCTCATGGGTTCGAAAAGCAGAAATGTCAATGTATGACTGTTACAATGATAACTTCTTTGCTACTCGCTTTCATATTGATCTCTTTACAAATACGTTTTGGGATAATGATCGTGACATCGACAGGCAACTACTTCACTCTATTAGACAAGTGGGTTGGCCGATGGAGTATATCGAAACTGATCTTGGTGCATATAAAAATAATAAAGCGAAAGAGGACATAATACTATTTCCACATCGTATCGCACCTGAGAAACAGCCAGAAGTTTTTGATTATATTGCTGAACAAATGCCCGAATATAAGTTCATCAAATGTCAAGAACTTGAGTTATCCAAACCAGATTACCATGACTTATTAAGTAAATCAAAGATGGTATTTAGTGCCAACTTACAAGAAACATTAGGTATATCAATGTATGAAGGAATTGTAGTTGGAAGTGTGCCAATGGTACCAGATAGATTATCATACAGTGAAATGTGGAGTGAACAATTCAAGTATCCAAGTGACTGGACTACTTCATTGGATTCAACAAAAAAGAACATAGAGAATATTAAAGCATATATTCGTACCCAAATGAATAAGAATTCTGATATTCAACCTATACTACAAGAAGAAATTAATAGAGTTGCAAGTTTTTATTCAGGTGGTGATTTAATAAAACACCTAAATAATAATACTTGACACACTAATTAATATATAGTAATATTATATACAAGCAAATTAATAAAATAGAAAGGAACATAGTATATGACAAAGACTTCCGAAATTATCAAATCACGTTTAGAAAAAGAAGGCATACGTTACTGGGCAGGAGATAATATCTCTGCAGTAATAGATGAAAATGATAAATGTAATCTGATAGACGAACTTACTGAAAAGTTTGAAGGTGTATTAGATTCACTACTAATCGATAGATGGACCGATCCTAACTCAATGGATACTGGTAGACGGTTAGCCAAGATGTATATAAATGAACTTATGGCTGGACGTTATAATCCGCCTCCGCCTGCTACTGCATTTCCAAATGAACCAGATAATGTTACAGGTGACAAATATGAAGGCATGCTAGTTGTCCGTTCAGAACTGACCAGTGTATGTTCGCATCATCATCAGCCAGTTAATGGCATTGCTTATATTGGAATCATTGCGGCAGATACTTTGATTGGTCTTAGCAAATATACGAGGATTGCACAATGGTGTGCACGAAGAGGGACACTACAAGAGGAACTTGCTATGGATATTAACAGAGAAATCCGTAATGCTACAGGCTCAAACGATGTTGGTGTTTATATTCAAGCGACACACGGTTGCTGTGAAAATCGTGGAATTATGGCACATAGTTCACTTACCCAGACAACAGTTCTTAAAGGATCATTCTTTGATAATCCACATGTAAAACAAGAATTCATGGACAATATTAAACTACAACAGGAGTTTAGTTGCTAATGAAACTAAGATATAGTGAAGCATTTTATAGTGTGCAAGGCGAAGGCAAGTTTGTAGGAGTACCTAGTGTATTCCTACGTACCTTTGGTTGCAACTTTCGTTGTCAAAACTTTGGACTAAATAAAGATAGAGAAAAGTCTCGTTATAATCCAGAAGTTGAACAACTTATCAAAGATGGCGTACATGAGACAGTAAAAAAGTTTGAAGACTTGCCTATTATTCACACAGGTTGTGATACATATGCTAGTATCTACCCAGAGTTTAAACACCTTGTGTTTGATAGAACAATTGATGAAGTAGTTGATCATTTATTGTCTTTAACTCCAGAAGGAAAGTGGACACAAGATAATGGTCAAGATATTCATCTAATTCTAACAGGCGGTGAACCTTTACTTGCCTGGCAAAAATTGTATGTAGAATTATTCGAACACCCACGTATGCAGGATCTAAAAAATGTCACTTTCGAAACCAACACTACGCAGCATCTTTACGATGAACTCTTTAATTATTTCAACAATAATGAAAAACTTCAAGTCACTTTTAGTTGCTCACCGAAACTATCCGTTTCAGGCGAGTCTTGGGATGATGCTATTAAGCCTAATATTGCTTATGAGTATAATATTTTGGACACTAGTGACGTTTACCTCAAGTTTGTTGTTGCTGATAGAAACGATGTTGACGAAGTTACTAGGGCTGTTCAGCAATACCGGGATGCCGGGTTGGAATGTCCAGTATATCTTATGCCGATGGGGGGACGCAGTGAAGAATATTCCCTCAACGTACAAGAAGTGGCGGAACTCTGCATGGCAAAAGGATGGAGATTCACACCCAGACTCCACATATCTTTATTCGGAAATGCCTGGGGGACTTGACGAGGTTACGAAATATAATCGTGGTATTACATCAGAGGAACAACTAGAGAATATTAGGAAAAAATTATGAAAGACCCAAAAGTATCAGATATGGTTAAAGAGTTACGTTTATATGTAGATAGTATAAACAAACTCAATAAGAAGTTGTATAAGCAAGGAGTGTCATATAGATTGAACGATGGGTTTGATGATGACCAAAATGCAAAACTAGTTGAAATAAGACATCTACAACAAAAAGTGGAGTATTAATATTATGAGTAAAGTCAAAGACTGGTTCATAACAATGCTTATGGATTCAAAAAGTAAAGAAAAATATATCATTGAAAAAGTTATAGATAGTGATACAAAAGAAAGAAAACTATTAGATTATAAATTAAAGCATAAAGAAATTTCATCAGATGAATTTGATAAGTCTACTGCAACATTAAATGAAGAACCATATATACGTGTTGTAAGTTTAGAAATGGATCCAACATCACCAAGTGCAGGATACTTTGAACTGGATTTCAATGAACACTTTGTTGAATATCTTGCCAACAGCGGATATGCGGGCATAGAACCAGGTGAAATTGTAGATAATTGGTTTAATGATTTATGTCAAAATATTGTAATGGAAGGACTTGAAGATAGTGAAGGTATTACAAAAAGTGTCGATTCTTCTAGCAAAGAAGGCTTAATCATTCAAAAATTAAAAACTGATGATGGCAATTCAGAATACTCTTGACATTAGTATTTAAATCATCTATTATAGAATCATAATTTAAAAACAGAGGTAATAATGGCTACTTTCATTCTCGTTGACAGTCTTAATATGTATCATCGTGCAAAACATGTAACTCACCGTGGTGCGGATATCGATACTAAAATTGGCATGTCATTTCACATTATGATGTCAAGTGTAAAAATGTGTTATAATATGTTTAACGCAGACCATGCAGTATTTTGCTTAGAAGGCAGAAGCTGGCGCAAAGACTTTTATACACCATATAAAGCACAGCGTAGAGCCGCACAAATGGCAAAAAGTGAGCGTGAGCAAGAGGAAGACGCTATTATGTTTGGCGCATATGATAGTATGATTAAGTTTCTAGATGAACGTACTAATTGTACTCTATTGCAGAACCCAGAAGCAGAAGCAGATGATATGATTGCGCTGTTTATTGAATCACATCCAAATGATCATCATGTTATTATTAGCAGTGATAGCGATTACCAGCAGTTGATTTGTAACAATGTAACAATATATGATGGTGTTCAAAATCGTATTATTACACCTGACGGATTCTTCAAAGATGATAAGAAACGCACTCCTATAAAAGATAAGAAAACTAAAGAAGTATTAGCTGCGCCTGATCCCGAATGGTTGCTATTTGAAAAGTGCATTCGTGGTGACACAAGTGATAACATATTCAGTGCCTATCCTGGATGTCGCAAGAAAGGTACAAAGAATAAAGTTGGCATGATCGAAGCATTTGAAGACCGAAACACGGGTGGTTTTAATTGGAATAACTTCATGTTACAACGATGGACAGATCATAATGGTGAAGAACATACAGTACGTGATATGTATGAACGTAATAAAAAATTGATTGACCTTACTGCGCAGCCACAAGATTTAAAGATAAAGTTTATCGAAACCATTGCGGAACGCAGTATACCTAAGACAAAAGCAGGTGTAGGGATTAACTTCCTACGTTGGTGTGGAGAATGGGACTTACAAAATCTGGCTAAAGCACCGGATGAAATGGCTGCAATTCTTAACAAAGCATATCCACATGCTTAGATATATATTTGATGTAGATGGAACACTAACACCAAGTAGAGGGGCAATCAATGCCTCTTTCTTGCGTTTCATGTTAAAGTTCTGTAAATCCAATAATGTATATCTTGCAACAGGAAGTGATGCGCCTAAAACAATTGAACAGATAGGTAATAAACTATTCAATACTGTAAAACGCTCCTATAACTGTAATGGAAACTCTGTATGGGAAAAGGGTGTAAATATACATAATAACCCATGGAAGATAAAAGTGCCAGCGCATCAAACATTAAGATACTGGTTAGAAAATACACAATTTCCACATCTTACCGGTACACACATTGAAGAACGTCCAGGTATGGTTAACTTCTCAATTGTAGGACGGGGTGCTAATACTGAACAACGTGCAGAGTATGTAAAGTGGGATAAAGAATACAATGAACGTGAAAACATGGCATTGTATATTAATTACAACGATGATGAATTTAAAGATGTAACTGCAACTGTGGGTGGTGAGACTGGTATTGATATAGGTCCCACTGGTTCTGATAAGAGCCAGATACTTAAAGACTTCAATAAAAGTGATATAATTATATTCTTCGGTGACGGTATCTTTGATGGCGGAAATGACTACACATTAGCACAAGCAATTAAGAAAAAAGGCGTAGGTAGAACCCATAAGGTATCCAGATGGGAAGAAACATATGAGATTTTAAAGAATGTATACAGTTGAAATAATAAAAGATAAGTTCTGGATTGTAGAAGACTCAGGTATAAAACTTGGTCTTATCCGTAAGACTGAATCTTCTGACTTTGAAGTAATCATGCAAGATGCTGTAGATGTAGAAACTCTGAATTTAGATTCTCTAACCTTAAAATTTGGACGTAAAATTCTTGAATCAAAACAAGTAAAGAAAACTGTAAGTGTTGATTATGGCAAAGATATAGATGAAGTTGAAAGTTATCCATCCAAGCATAAAGCATTTAACAAAGGACTTGATAAGAATAACATACCAATATATACAAAAACAGATAAATCAAAAGTGTTGTATGCTGCAGGTTATTATGGCCTTGCATTCCCAGGCGCAGGTTGGAAGAACGCATACTGTGTAAAGCGTGAAACGCTAGATACATACGAATATATAGGTCCATTTAAAACAAAGACACAACTGGAAGCAGAAATTGCTAGAATTAACAAATGAATGATTATAACCAAATAAAAAGTTTCTTGCTGTCGATTAATAAATCTGCAGTTAGAAAAGATAAACATATTCGTATAAGTATAGAAGATGCAGTTAAATTACAAACAGAATTATCTCTACTTCTTATGGAATTAAAAGATACAAACACAGAACCAAAAACAGTCACATTTGACGGAGGAAAATTTTAATGCCAGATTTTAACGCAGTTATGATTATAGGACACTTTGTAGTTTCTATATTTCAAATTCCATTAGGACAACCACTATATCAATTTATGCCATTTCCAAGTATGGATAGATGCCAAGAATATGTACAATATGTAGTAACACCACCAGCAGGTTTCACTATGGATCTAGAATACAAAATGTATAAGACAGCACAATGTGTTACAAAAGAAGAATTCCAAAGACAAATGGAATTGTATAATAAACAAAATGCAGCACCATCAACTCCAGAATTACCAGAAGACAATAACGATGGATGGAATTAAGATAAATATACTATAATACCAATAAGGAATATAGTTTATGAAATATCTAAGTAAAGCACGTGAAGTCGTAATTTTAACAATAAAATCAACTTGGATTTATAAACAATTAAGAAAACTTATTTCTAAACCGTTATACTTATTACTAATTTTAGCAGTTATAGTACTGGGCGGAATGCATATAAAAAATTATGTAAATTTATATATAGTAGAATATAAAAGACTAAATGATGCATCTGTCCAGGCAGAAAAACTACAAGCAGAACAAGAAAAGCATTTAAATTTTACTAAGATAGATGATTTCTTATACACATTAACTGGTAGTGTTGGTAGTGGCGACTGTGACCGTATTGTACTTAATATGCCGATGGACTTTACTGTTATTTTAGAAAGCCCTGGCGGCAATCTTGCAGAAGGTTCATGTATTGCAGCACATTTCAAACTAAGAAATGTTGTAACAGTAGTTCGTGATACACCAGTAATGAATGCCGAAGGCAAAATTATATACTCTCCTGGCAACGTAGGAGATGAATTAGATATCGACCACCTAAAAAATAAAACAGTATGTGCAAGTGCATGTGGTCTTATATTTTTGGGCGGAGATAGAAGATATCTTATAGGCGATGTATGGTTTGGTATTCACGGACCCGGCACGCCAGAACAATTTATTAATAGAATGCCGGCAAGACAGGCAGAATCAGGAGCATATCGCACTGCTAGTAATCTCTTGGGATTATTGGAAGAACTAGGTGTGGATGATCCAGAAGTTCGTAAATTGTTCATACAAATCCCAAATCAAACAATGTATTGGTTGAAACCAACTGATTTTGAAGCTAAACCGGCACTAATTTCTTTAGCAACAAACTATGTAAATTTTTGGGGGTTGACTACCGCAACACTTGATCCAGTATAAGGATAAGGTTGCCTAATAGGAGGACTACAAAATGCTAAAGAGTTTCTTTTGGACTCCATCGCAATTTCTATATGCTTGGCTAATGCTTGCTTGGCTGTTATTTATTGGATGGTATAATGTTCAAATTCTAGTTTATTATAACGCATGGAACCGCGAGTTTTATGATGCTATACAAACACTACAAGAAGCAAGATTTTGGGAGCTGTTCTGGAGTTTCAATCCAGTTAGACTATGGGAGTTTATCACGTTCAGTATGGACGAAACAACCACTGTTCCTAGTTTCTTAGAAATACTTCTTATCTATGTACCAATGGCAACATATGCCACATGGCAAACACAGCGATTTACATTCCGTTGGAGAGAAGCAAATACACACTACTATCTAAAGCGTTGGGAAAACTCAACAGCGAAAATCGAAGGTGGTTCACAGCGTATTCAAGAGGATCTAATGATCTTTGGTAAAACGTTACAATCACTATTCACTGGTTTTGTCAATAAGATTTTCATTCTTGCTGCTTTCTTACCCGTATTGTGGACATTAAGTGAGGGTCTACCGGTTTGGAATGGTCAAATTATTCCTGGCTTTCTAGTATGGGCTGCACTTATTATGAGTATAGGCGGCACACTATTATCATTCTTACTGGGTATCAAATTACCAGGCTTAGAGTATAAAAACCAAGTTGTCGAAGCAAAGTTTCGTAAAAAATTGGTACACAGCGAAGATGATTTCAAAGAACGTTTATCAGAAGACTTGTTTCCAATGTTTGCATCAATCAAACGTAACTATTATCGCCTGTTCAATTACTATATGGGCTTTGGTATCTGGCAGACTGGCTTTTCATTACTAGCAGGTAATGTTGCTATTGTAATATTAGCACCAAGTTACTTTGCACAGTTAATTACATTCGGTGTGCTTATACAAGTGCTTAATGCATTTGGCAGAGTAGAAGGTGCATTAACATTCTTTATCGATAGATGGACAACAATTGTTGATTTTCAATCTGTAATTAAACGATTAAGAGAGTTTAACAAGGTACTTGATGAAGCAGATAATAACGCTGTGACATAATAACAGTACTACAATATAAAATTAAAAAGCGTCTTTTAGGGCGCTTTTTTTACGTTATATCAGCATATAATAGTTAAATTTAGATAAATATACTTAACAATTAAGGAATAAAATATCATGGCAAGACCTAAACCAACAATAATATTAGAGTATACAGACTCTAAAACATATAGAAGCGAACAAGTTCTTAAAGCGACTGCAATATATGCTGTATTTTACAAAGGTGAGGCAATCAACTTACGGTCACTTAATAGTCTAATTAACTTTCCGGGACCGAAATATAAAAAGTGCTCTTTTTCAAATCCTGGACATGCTTATAACTTAGCAGAAAAACTAAATGATTTATTTAAATGTGATGATTTTGAAGTTTATTTGCTTGATAAGGGACAAAAGTTATCTCCGAAATAACATAACATTACAATGACTAAAACTGAATTAATAACATACCTAAACTTAAATACAAAAGGTAAATGTGCTGGTAGAAAAGAATATAAAACCAATGATATTTTTATTAGTTCAACAAAAGAAAATCATAATTTCAGATTGACCACGATGGGCAAGGATATAATGTCTAGGCAATTTGATACCTATACTATTAAATTACAAACCGCTTACATGATAGAAACCGGAACACAAATAATACAATTGGATAGATATATGTCTACCCCATATTATTTGCGTAATGGTAAACTTATAATTTTTGAAGAATCATTAGCGGCAGAGTTTTTATTACTTGATAGCGATTTCGATTTATGGATCGAAAATAAAAAATACACACAATAATAAATATTCCTCTTGACATTCTAAACGAATCACTATATAAAGAATATATAGACAGTAATAAAGGGATATGATATGTTTGTTGTTAAAACACAAATTCTAGAAAATTATGGTGCACATTCAGCAGATGGCAAATTTTCAAATGGTAATGCTTACTGGAAAATGAAGGGCGGCAATGAATATATTGTGAAAGATGTAGAACGTCCACAAGATGCTATGGCATTTATTGCTGCAAAATATATGGTAAATGATCTGTATTGCAAAGAGTTTCCGATAGAAGCCATGACATGGAAAGAATGGCAAAATGAGTTAATGGATGTTGACGAAGGTTACCGTGCTTTTCTAGTAGAAAATGCAATACCAGCATCTCCTCTCCAGTCTTAAAAAGTTCTTGACAGTACAATTCAACTACGCTATACTATAAGTTATAGTAGTAATCAAAATAGAAAGAGAATCATAATGGTACAAGTTTCAACTCATGATATGGATGTTCGTTTAGTTCGCCCAAGTGATATTCGTGAAGAAGTTAACTATGCAATGAATCGAAAGCGTCCTGTCTTTATTTGGGGACCTCCGGGCATTGGAAAATCTGAAATTGTAAGTTCTATTACACAAGAACGATCAGGATATATGATTGATATGCGGCTTGCACTTATGGAGCCCACAGACTTGCGTGGTATTCCTGTTCCAAATATTGAGACTGGACTGATGGAATGGTTACCGCCTGCTGATCTTCCCACTCAAGAACTTGCTGACCAGTTTGATTGTATTGTTTTATTCTTAGATGAAATGAATCAGGCACCGCAATCAGTACAAGCAGCAGCATATCAGTTAATTCTTAATCGGCGTCTAGGTAACTATAAACTTCCTGAAAATGTTCTAATCGTTGCTGCAGGTAACCGTGAAAGTGACCGTGGGGTTGCGTATCGTATGCCTACTGCACTTGCTAACCGCTTTGTTCACCTTGAAATGACAACTGATTTTGAAGATTGGCAGACTTGGGCACTTGAGAATAATATAGATGCAGAAGTCGTAGGTTATGTTACTGCTAATAAAATGGATCTAATGAGCTTTGATCCTCGCACTGCATCGCGGGCATTTGCAACTCCTCGTTCATGGACTTTCGTATCTCAAATGCTCCCAATGCCAGGTGAGCAAATCACTGATAGTCGTTTGCATGACTTGATTTCTGGCACAGTGGGCGATGGTATCGCTACTAAGTTTATGGCACATCGTGCAATTGCAGGCAAACTTCCTAATCCAACTGACATCTTAAATGGCACAGTTACTACATTAACACCGGAAGCACGTGAAATATCTGCCATGTTCTCACTAACTGCTTCACTATGCTACGAACTTAAAGATTTTTTAGACCGTAACGGCAAAGAAAAAATGGATGAGTTATACAAAATGGCTAACAATTTCTTCAACTTTATGATGGATAACTTTGAAACAGAAATGACCGTACTTGGTGGTCGGACTGCACTTAAAGTTTATAAACTTCCACTAGAGCCACGCAAAGTTCCTTGTATTGAAAAGTTTTTCAAAAAGTATGGTAAACTAATTATTGATGCTCATAATACTTAATTAATAAAAAGGGCACTAGATGCCCTTTTTTCTTGACAATCTAAATAATAGATGCTATATTACTATTTGAGTAAATGAAAAGGGAAATTACATGCGTATCGAACCAGAAAAAATTACAACTGAAGATGATTTCAATGCAGTATTTGATGACCTTTTAAAGGAAAACGGTATAGAAATCGATGAAAATTCTGAAGAACCTGTAGTATTCGAATATACTGATAATGAAGTTAAAGAAATGATTGTTTCAGGACGTGTTCGTCTATTGATTAAACATCCCTTCTTTGGTACACTTGCTACACGTTTGAAACTTGTTGAGGCAGAATGGTGCCCAACAGCCGCAGTAGATGGTAAACATTTCTATTATAATTCAGATTTCTTCCGCACTATGACACCCGAAGAAATTGACTTCATTGTAGGACATGAGGTATTTCACTGTGTATATGATCATTGTGGTATTGGCAGTCGTTTAATGGACTTCGTAGAAGACGAGCGTGATGCAAAGTTGTGGAATATTGCTGCTGATTATAAAGTCAATCAGGCAACAGTAGAATCAAAAATCGGCACAATGCCAAAGCAAGCATTGTATGACCGCAAATATTACAAATCATATACCGAAGAAATATATCGTGACCTCTTACAACAACAAAAAGATGGAAAAGATTTTAGTGATACTGACACACTTGATGAACATATGTTCGGTGATAGTGAAGGTAATGGCAGTGGCGAAAATGATCCCACTGGACGTAAAGCTCCTATCAAAATTTCAAAAGAAGAAGCCAAAGAAATTAAAGACCAAATGAAACAGGCTGTATTACAGGCCGCTCAAGCATCTGGTGCTGGCAATCTTCCTGGTGATATCAAGCGTATGATTAAAGATATGACAGAACCGAAAATGGACTGGCGTGAATATATTAATCTAAGTATCCAAAGTTCTCAAAAAGCAGATTTTACATGGATGCGGCAATCTCGCAAATCACGTAGTATGGGTATCTATCTACCAGGTATGGACAATGAAGTTATGGTAGATGCTGCAATAGGTATTGATGTATCTGGTTCTATATCTAAAGATATGATCCGTGACTTCTTGGGAGAAATTTATGGAATCATGCAACAATTTCAAGATTTCCGTTTAAAAATATGGACTTTTGATACTCATGTATATCCCGAATCATTTAAAGAATTTACACCAATGAATTCAGAAGAATTAAAAGAGTATGAAATTATTGGCTGCGGAGGAACAGATTTTGCTTGTAATTGGGACTTCATGGAAGAAAATCAAATTGAACCGGATAAGTTTATCATGTTTACTGATGGTATGCCATTTGGTAGTTGGGGTAATCCTGCGTATTGTGAAACTTTGTTTGTTATTCATGGCTCACAGCATATTGTGCCACCATTTGGCGAATACACATATTACGAATCATAGTAAAATATAAGTATAAATATAATTATGAGCAATGATACACTATTATTGAATGCTAATGGTGCGCCGTTAAGCGTGACACCGTTATCAACTTTAACCTGGCAAGAGAGTATAAAACTTATCTGGTTAGATAAGATAAATGTACTTGAATGGCATGATTGGACTGTAAGGTCAGTTAATCATAGTATGCATGTACCTAGTGTTATTTGTGTTAGGGAATACATGCCACACTCTGGCACAATTAATTTCTGCCGAGCAAATGTTTTTATACGTGACAGATATACATGTCAATATTGTCATAATACATTCAATAAGAAAGATTTAACACTTGATCATATATTACCAAGAAGTAAGGGTGGCAGAACAAATTGGCATAATATCGTAAGTGCGTGTAAAAAATGCAATCATAGTAAAGGAAATAATTCAAATATTGTACCCAAAGTTATGCCAGATAAACCCAGTTTTTATCAAATGTATGGAAGTAAAAATTTTACATTAAACATAAAGCATGAAATTTGGCTAAAATATCTAAACTGGCCAGATGAATATGTAAATATGGTTGCATAAAATCACTTGACAACAATCACTTAATATAGTATAATTGTAGTATGAATAAGAGTTTATTCATATTATATATAATAAATTGACAAAATAGGAGAAACTTAATATGTCAGAAGAAACTCAAGCACCTGAAGTTGCTGCAGAAGCACCAGCAGAAGTACCAGCGGTTACAGTTAACGATCTTGTTAATGTATATGCTATTATTGATCTAGCATCAAAGCGCGGAGCATTCCAAGCAGGTGAACTATCTGCAGTAGGAAATACTGCAAATCGTGTTAAAGCATTTGTGGATCACGTACAGGCACAAAATGCAGCGGCAGCAGAAGTAACTGGTGAAACTGAAACACCCGAAGAAGCAGGTTAACAATTATGGCAACTGCACCATTTATAAAACACGTTGGCAGACATAAGGGAACAGGACAAAGACTAAGTGTTGTTTTCATGTCTCTTCCTGATGAACCAGAAAATGCTCTAGCAGTGTACAGTGATTCATTGCCGGATCGCTATCACGATTCGTATATGGAAGCAATTGAGTCTAATGAAGGCCAAACAACTAATAATCTATATGAAGTTCTTTCACGCAAAGTATTTTGGCATGGCAAAGTCATGTTAGATACACTCCACGCTGAAGGACATCTTTCAAAGATCCCAACAGATCAGATTATTATGACTCCAAATACACAAACAAATGTACCATTGAATGAAATCAATGCCGCAATGAATTCTACAGAACAAGAAACAGTCAAATCTGTAGAACCACAAGAATCACGTATTGATTCAAATGTTAAATCGTCAAAGGCAGATGAAAATAAACAAATTGCGCAGAATCTTTTGGTACAAGCAAACTTGTTGGCTGCAGACGCAGAAGCAAAAAGACAGGAAGCATATAATTATGATCCTAGTCTGAAACCTAAAGCAAAAAAAGCAGCGAAACCAAAAGCGAAGGCGTCAGTAGAAACATCTGCAGTTCCAAATGTTCCTAAGAAGCGTGGCCGTCCAAGGAAGTCTGCAACATAATGTCTGTTAATAGTAAGCGTAGTAGCATTCTAAGTAGAATTGAGCAAGAACGTGTTCGCCAATATGATTTGGCGGGCAGTGAATATGATGCAAAAAACTCTCCAAATGATTGGATTGCAATAACATCATATTATTTGGCCCAGGAAACCAAACGTGCAACTATGCTTACTCCTCCAAATTCTGTAGAATTTGAAAGAGAATTAGTGAAGGCGGCGGCAGTTATATTAGCATCGCTTGAACACATAGAGGTAATGAAGGAACATGGGCATCTAAGTTAGGAATAAATATGGAATTCGATAGAGAAAAAGAATTTGATAGAATAATGGAAGAAGTGGTTCCCATCAGTATTCCATCTTCATTTATTAAAGGTATTAAAGTTATCATGCGAAATGGACATGAGGTTACACTGAATGGAGATGATCTATTATCGCCGCTGCCACTTAGTGGTGACTTCAGTTGGGCAGATATGGCAAAAAATTTCGATTCAATTGATGATGTTGAAATATTACTAGATATACCAAGCCTACGTGAGAGTGTAGTAAAAAGTGTAAAAGAAATTTTAAAACAACATTTTCAAAGTTATAGGGACCAAAGTGAATAAATGACAAACTATGAAGAAGATGAATACTTAGATTTACTGCATCATACACTAGAAAAAGGAGAAATACGTGGTGCCGAGCGCACTGGTGTTGGCACACGCTCTATTTTTATGACTACAAATAGATATAATCTTAGTAATGGATTTCCTCTTTTAACAACCAAACGTGTGCCATTTAAATCAGTATTAAGTGAATTACTTTGGTTCTTAGAAGGGTCAATGAATGAACGAAGACTTGCTGAAATTCATTATGGTAAACCTAGGGCAGAACTTATTGGCAAAACAACAATATGGACTGCCAACGCAGACGCACAAGGCAAAGCATTAGGACACTATAATAGTGACACTAATAAAGACTTGGGCCCAGTCTACGGAGTACAATGGCGAAACTTTAATGGAATAGATCAAATAGATCAGTTAGTGCAAGGATTAAAAAATAATCCACAATCACGCAGGCATATTTTAAATTCATGGAATGTTGGTGACTTAGATAAAATGGCACTACCTCCATGCCATGTTATGTCACAGTTCTATGTAGACAACAATGGAAGATTAAGTTGTAGTTTATATCAACGTAGTGCAGACTTATTCTTAGGTGTTCCATTTAATATTGCAAGTTATTCATTATTAACTCATATGCTTGCACATGTTTGTAAATACGATGTGGGTGAATTTATTCACGTTATAGGAGATGGACATATATATAATAACCATATAGAAGCAGTTGAGGCGCAACTACAGCGCCCTACAAGAGCCTTTCCAAAGTTAATGATAAAACGTGACATACAATCTATCTTTGATTTTAAAATGGATGATTTCGAAGTTATAGGATATGAACCGGGAGAAACTATTCGAGCACCAATGGCAGTATAAAAAGAAAAGCACCCTAGGGTGCTTTTTTTATGTCTTACGTTTTGGTATTTTGCTATCTGCACTACTAACACAACTCTTACTTATACATGGCATTGGTTTGTCAAATAGTTTAAATCCACTTTCGATATATCCCAATGGCTGGTCTGCACAACTATAACTACGTTTTATACTACCATCTGGTTCACGTATTATGATACCCTGATAGCCACTGTTACAACTCCAACCTTCGAAGTTATTAAAGTTAAATGCATTAAAACGCTCAGCCTGATCCATATACCATTTCTTACCTTTTGAGTCTGTAAACTCTACTTGCATATGCCAAGGTACACTCTTATCATTTTGACCAATCGCATATTCTGGAACTTGGAAATTGGGTTTTGGTCTATCATTCCATTTACGTTTAACCTCAGTGTAAGCAAGTTGTGGCATACCATTCCACAATCTTTTCATCTGTTCTTCTGTATATCCATCAACCACACGACTTGCAGTAGGGTCTGATTGAGGTTTGAGTGTAACGTTGATTCCTTGTTCGTGGAAGAACAGGGCGTTTTCCCAATCTCTTTCAAACCAATCTGGAACCATAACCATATTCACTGTAATTTGTACATCATTTTCCTGACATAATATAAGTTTATCTGCAAACTCTTGCATCTTATCTTTGGTGTTAAGATGCTCAGTATGCAAACTAGCAGTGATACTTGCACGATGAAATGGTTTAACTCGCTCTACATAATCCTCATGCCATTTAACATTACGTGACATATTAGTTGTCATATGAACACTAGTGTAGTTAGTATTTGATACATCGTCTGCAAGATGTCCCAGAATATCTAAATATCCTGGATGAAAGGTTGGTTCGCCACCAGACAATGAAAAATGAAAACTATTAAATCCATTTTCACGTGCTTGTCTCTTTATTTCATCTATGGTTTGTAGACATAATTCGGTAGGACGGTGGTCTTTACGGTCACTGCGGGCATAAGGCCAACAGTAGGAGCATTTGTAGTTGCAGAATCTGCCGAGTAACCAACTAACAGTAAATAGGTCACGATACAGCAAAGTACGCTGACCAACACTAACAATGTCATCAAAGGGTATTTTAGTAAAGTCATAATTTGACCATTTTAAATCTTCATTCATATTTTTAGTCCGTTTGTTTTATTCCAAAACTCATTTGCTATCTTATGATGCGCCTCTTGTCCTGGATGTAATCCGTCTAATGCTCTTGTATTGCTTTTAATATAATTTCTTATACCTATGTCAAGTAACGAAATGTCAAACCATTTTTTGTTTTGATATTCCTCATCTATTATAGTTGTATGATAACTTTTTATTCCGATGCTGTCAAGATATAATTTAGCAAATTTTATGTTTCTTCTTTGATCTAAGAAACTATCGTACTCATTCCATATATATTCATAATACACATTAGCGGTCGCTGTTACTTTATCTAGTAAAGGCTTTTTATAGTTTTCCCACATCCACGGACCAATTTGTTTTACATTGTTATCTTCGCTTATGATAGACCAACGTTCCGGATATGACCAAGCTATTACAACCACATCACTCGGCTTGAATTCAAAATCAAGAATTATATTTAAAATTTCTTTACAGCCTGCTCCCATTTGCCCTTTGTTGATTGCTTCGGTACCAACAATGTTAGCCAATTGTTGCGGCCAAGCATATTGACTTGGAACAATGTTTTCAGGATGATTGTCTTCCATACTTTGTCCGTATGTTATACTACATCCAAATGCTACGATTCTCATTTAAGTTCCTTGATAATGTCGTTTACATGTGGAAATAGTCGATCCCAGTCATAGCCAGGGCGCACTAGCTTGAAGTAGTTGAACTTGTTTTCAATCTTCGTTGCTGTACTATTATCTATTTTTGTTCCAATTAGATTTTGTATTTGCATTAGATGTCTTGCAAAGTATGTCATTTGATTGTTGTTGCAGTATTCAATAGCAGGATCTAGCATGCTCTTGTAATGCGCCGGCATACTAGCAGGAGACAATGGTGCTTCTTGTACCATGTTGTATGAAAACAATGTGTAACGCCTACCATCTATTTGTTCTCCTTCGGGTATAAACTTATCGTACTCTTTAAGTTTACTTGAAAAGTATGTAACATAGTCTAACATACTAGGTAAACTATACATGTTAGGAGTTGGTAACATTTGTACTAACAAGTTATCTTTTTGCAATGCAATTTCAAAATTCTGTATTGCGCGGTGCCAGTTGATACCTGTGCGTACTGCTTCGCATCGTTCACCTATGTCTTCTAGGCTACAATAAAGATAAAACTTTGTTTCACTGTACCTATCAACAATATTCATAAATTTTTCAAATATTTTAGGTTTTGAGTTTAAGTTAGTGTTGATACCTATAATAACTTTGTTACCTGTTGTAATCTTTACAATCTTTTCAATGAAGTCAATAGTCTCCATATTATACGTAGGCTCACCGCCACTAAAGGTAAACTCATATGTCGTATCAGGATCCCACTTCTTATTATGCAGGTGTTCTTCTAGTCGGTGTTTTACTTTTTCTTCCCACTTATCTGGTGCTTTTGTTCTAGGTTCGTTTAGTTCTAGCGCCCAACTAGAGCTATCATCAGGTCCACAATACACACACTTCAAATCACAACTGCTACTCAGCATGATCTCATAATAGGTTAGATGGTCATTGTCATATAAGTCGTGTAAGTCTTGCTGTGTGTATGTCCTATTCTTCCAGCCGTTCCATGAACGAAACAGGCTGTTAGGTTCAGTCTGTACACAGGTTTTACAACCATGCTTAGGTAGCCTGTTCATGAATAGCATTTCAGACTTACGAGATAAGTAATCAGGATTTTGTATAAATGGATCTGGTATAACTTTTTGATTGTTGATTTCTTCATAAGATATATGTGTATCACATGCCTTACAACAATTTTTTATACTTTGATACGGAATCTTAATATTTAGATTTGTAAACATCTTGCTACAAATGAATCGAGCATTATCTTCCATTTACCATCTGCCAAATGCCCACTTGCGTTCCAGACACCACCAACATCTACCGCATGGATTTTTTTCAAACTCTGGATCAAACTCACCTTCTGGTATTACTTCACAGCTTCGTGTAAGATCAAATAATGGCATAACATTGTATTGGTTGTACATTGACGATATAAACCTTTTATCAACTTTGTGAAATGGTGTGTAGTATGCATAACCTACTCCTCCCATGAAATCCTTTTCGTCATCTCCTACGTTTCTTTCTGACAATCCGGTTTCTATCAAATCAACCTCTTTGCCGTCAATGTCAATTACATTAGCTTCAACTACCGGATTGTTAGTAATACCACTAATTATCAAATTTGTTCGGCCTTCTTTAAACAATTTAGCTTCAATTTCATGAAAATAACTCGTATCTTGTCTATCTCTATAATATGTATAATGCATATCAAAATTAGTAAAGCCTGTATGAGCAATGGTCCAATTTATAACATCTGCTGCTTTACGAGCATTCCAACGATGCTTGAAATCGTTAGCACATGTTGCTACACTTACTGTAGTATCCGTTCGATTGTTCTTCATTAGGTAATCAACAACCATGTAAAGTAGTATTCCACTGTCAGCACCTCCACTGCAGTTTACTAAAATTTTATTATATTTCTCATGAATATCAAAGTTTATACTTTGTGTTCCGTCATCACTATGTAGTATCATCCCCATTCTTCCCTTTCTAAATCTCCGTTTGATTCATCAAACTTATATACTTCTGCTTTCAGTGAGCCTTTAGCCCCACCTATATCTTTCATTTCCATTTGCTCTGGTACAATACCCGGAGCATGGTAGTTAAACAACGATGTTGCAACTTTATCAACTCTTGCCTTTGGTACACACAATCCGCAACCACAATGTGTTTTCGGACATCTAATAAATGGTATACGCCCAGTGTTAAACTGTGCTTCTAGTGTATCGCAGTATTCGTCAAAGGTACTTACTTTACAGATACTTCCAATTTCACCATCAAGATTTACTTGACATGTTTGATGATGATAAATTCTATCTACTTCTTGATGTATATACAGGAAGTACCAGTTTACCATACAACTCCAGTTTTGGAAGTTGTTGTTTGTTACAAACGAGCCTTCACTTACTGATCCATCGTCAAAACTTAGGTCTAACTGTCTGCCGCCACAGCACGGTCGCCCAATATTTTGTCCTATTTCTTTTTTTGGTTCTGGCTGATTACTAATCACATCTTTTGTTTCATTCGATGTAACAACAGGCTTAGGCTGATTACTAATCACATCTTTTGTTTCATTCGATGTAACAACAGGCTTAGGCGGATTACTAATCACATCTTTTGTTTCATTCGATGTAACAACAGGCTTAGGCGGATTACTAGCATAATAAGCAGGCTTAGACTCTTTGTTTTGTTTTGCTTTCCAATAGTTCTTGAACCAACTCATTTGAGTTTTAGTGTAAGTGTGTACTGTCTTGTTCTTTATTCCTGAGTTGATATCTCCTTGGTCACCTATAACACGTGGAGTGTACTGTATACCTCTATCATCACACCACTGTGCAATATACACACACTCATTGAAGTAATCAGCATTTTCATGAAACATAATATTGATCTTGAATCCATATCCAGCGTCATGCATTGTTTGTAAGTTTTCTCTAACTTGTTTCTTTTGTTCTTCACTGCCCTCACAATGATAACTTACTGTTGTAAAGTCTGTGTTCTTCATAACAATTTCAAGTCTACGCTTGCTGTAAAATCCGTTTGTAGTCAGTGTGCGTTTCCAATGCGGATACTTTTCTTGTAAGTATTCTAGAAATCTAAAGAACTCTGGATTTACAGTTGGCTCACCGCCCGTGAAACTTGCTGCTACTCTAAAGCGTTTGTTTCTCTTTGAATTATAAATCTCACTGTAACGCTCTAAGCTATCTGCGGTCTTAACAAGTTCATCAAAACTTGCTAGAGTACTCCAGCTATTTTTTCTATGTGGTGGGCAATAAGAACAAGCAAATGTGCATCTGCGTCCTAGATCCCAAATAACCATCAACTGCTTTTCAGTTTTATCGTCAATGCTACATAGTCCCATTTTATTCTCTTTCTATTCCATAGTCGTTTGCAAACTCCACCAAATGCGGAAAGTTTTTATAGAAGCTCCAAGTTGGATATGTTTTTCTATATACATCTTGTACATAATGTAGCGTCTGAAAATAATATTCAATTTCATCCTGTGTTGGATTATCCTCGATACGATTTAGTACACTATCAAATACACTTGTATTCATAAATATGTTGTAGTTGGTCCTAAGGTATTCATATACCTTTATACACTCCTCTGCTGAATGTGTAGCAAATCGTTTAGGCAAGTATTTTATCTGCATCCAAGTTGGTGCCATACATGCATTGAAAGACAGAGACAATCTTTTTTCAATTGTCCCAATGCTTGCATAGTTATTATCAATTGAATCTCTAAGTTGATAAAACAAATTATGAGCGTATGGAAAATTGAGATTACTCAATACTGTAAAGTGATTTACACTGTCAAGCACACTATCTGGTGAAATCCATTTATTATAGTTTTTCATAATTTGTACTGAGTTTGCACCGTGTCTTACTTGTGCTGCTTCATCAACACCGTCTTGGCTTAGCATAATATCAGTTATCCAACCTGCGCGTTTGTACTTTTGAAACATCGTATAGAAACGTTCATTTAGTTTGTCTTTACTAGTGCCGTTGGTTGTGATACTAATTTTTCTTCTACAACCTGCAGCAATAGCGTCTTTGCTAGCTTCAATGAAAGAATCCGCATGATCAAACATTTCGCTGTGTAATGTCGGCTCGCCACCTAAGTATGCAATAGTCAAGACATCATTTAGTTGATCACCAATGTTCTTCACTGTCCATGTATGTAGTGTCTTGATAAATGCATCCTGCATGTTGTTTTTTGTGAAATCAGACTTGTCAAGCCACTGTGTAAAGCCTATACCATCGTTGCCATATGTATCGTGATCTTCGTGCCATATCTTTCTAAGAGTATTACTATTACCTAGATGACACATAAAGCATCCTAGGTTACACGTGCTGTTCATCCAAAGTTCAATTCGATTAGGATAACTTTTGTCAATGTCTAGGTATGGATTTTGATGATTAAATCTACTGTCAGTTGGTGCTAGTGTCTGTCGCATACTCTTTATGCCTTGATCTTCTTTTTTCCAGCACAGTGAACACTGTTTATTTTTTATGTTATTTCGTAAATCTATTTTACGTTGTATCAAATCAGGATGTTTATCAAAGTAGTCCGATCCTAACTCCAAAAAGCTTTCATGATCATAGTTGATCAGATCAGCATCGCAACAAGCAGAGAACGCTCCAATCTCAGGCTGAAACTTGAACACAGTATATGACTGTCCACAATCTAATAACTTATCATCAATCTTTCTTACCCCAGAATTTAAGTCATCTTTGTATTGTTTCTGTTTAGGATGTAAGGCCATCAAATATCTCTTTCATTTCTGGGAACGTTGCACTAAAGCTGTTGTTTCGCTGTCTGTCGCATAATCCAATAAATTCTTTCATCTCTGGAAGTCTAACACTCCAGTCTTCACTTTCCATAAAGCTTAACATGCCATCTAGTCGTTTCATGCCATACGAGCTATTACGCCATGTGTCATAATCCACTTTATCTTTATGCCATGATGGGATACATAATTCCCAGTTCTCTTCCATCCATGGATAAAATTCCTCATACTTACGCCGACATTCTGCTTTAAACCACGCAGGCAATACTTTTACATTTAAATGCGCAGGCCAATACACAAAGTGATAGTTTATCATACCAGCACCAAAAGGCCACATATTTATTTTACGAAATTTTTGTTGAACTTTCCATTTAATAAGGTCTGGAATATAATATATATTAAGTGCTTGTACTGCACAAGCAACAGTTATTTCAACATTATCACTAGTTTCATTATCTAAAATATGAAATACTTCTTCTTGTCGTGCCCAAGTACTAGGATAACGAATATAGTCATTCATTTCTTTAATACTGTCTATACTGTAATGAAAACGTACTAGTTTAAATTCTTTCCATAGATCAAATAAATCATCACGCCATTCGACTCCGTTACTGTTATAACGCAGTTCCAAGTCTTTTGCATAACCCATTTTAATTGCGTGTTCAAGTATTTCATAATGTTCGTCAATGATAAGACTTTCGCCTCCAGCAAAATAAATTTGTTGCATACTAGACATCTGTTCATAAAACTGTTTCCAAAAAGTTGGATTCTGCTTATGCCAATTGTAACTACTACCATTGGAACTACCTTTATTATTCCATTGCATTGTTTCTTTAAGAGATTCATTTTTGACATCAGGAAAAATCTTTTTGTAATCTTTAATCCAACCACTACTATCATGTGGACTACACATCACACAAGCCAATTGACACTTAGTACCAAAACGCAAATCAATATATGCAAGATTAGGAGGAACACTTCCATCTTCATTCGTTTCTTTTAGAATTTTTTCTACATCGACCCTCTCACTCCAATATGCAGTTTCCCACATTCTTTTTGAATTATGGCCTGCTTCTTCTTCTTTGAAGCATTTTAAACAACTGGGGGGCTTTTCGCCATTAAGCATTTGTAGTCGCACATTCTTCATATAATTAGAATTCCAAGCAGTTTCAAAGTCACTAACATTTAAGTTATTAGGACGACCTTCGTCATCTTTTAAAATGCCCACTTGCCCGCCGTGTTCTTTATCATTGGTTGGTCCAACACTGCTTGCATTTGCAGTACAACAGACTCGCATACTGCCGTCTGGTCTTGTGCTTAGATGTACCCATGGTAGAATACAAAATGTATCAGATTTTTTTGACATATTTTCCTAGTTCCGGTAATATTATTTTTATATCTTGATTTCTTATCTTGTCTAATTTGGTTGTTATAGCTTCAAATTCATGCCAGTGTAACTTATTCAATGACTTGGAATTCATATAACTACTTATGCTTTTACAAATAGCGTTGTTCATGTCTAGTCTATCGGTGACATATTTTTTGTATTCATCAGGTAACACTTGTACATTCAAGTAAGGAGGATTGTATGCCATATGATGTTTGACACGATTTAGTTTTGAGAACTGTTGTTCATCTACCCAGTTTATAAAATCAGTAGTGTGATGTACATTAAATACGGTTACGGTGTAAGAAAACCAGCAGCGAACATTATCGGGCAGTTTATCAATCTTCAACATGTTATTATAAACTTTATCCCACTTCACTGGATAACGCTGATACTCTAACACATCCCCATATCCATCGATACTGGCACCAATAATTACTCGTTTAAAGTGAGTCCATAGTTCAAGTAATCGGGCAGGCAATGTGGTGATGTTTGTATTGTATTCAATAGTCATCTTACTAGATTGTCCAGATTCTACACACTTTTCTAAAAAGGTATAGTGCTTTTGTATCAGTGTAGGCTCTCCACCTGCAAAATATACACGCTTGATATTACGCATATTGTTTTCTACTTGTTTCCAAAAGTATTCGCTCTCATGCCAATTGAACGCACTATTGTCACCGATTGTTATTTCTTCGCCGCCGTTGTCAAAGAACTTTGGTCCTACTAACTTTTCCCAATCTTCGTACCACTTGTCACTATCACTAGGACCGCACATTCTACAAGCTAGATTACATTTGTTTCCAAATCTAAAATCATAATACTGTATAGCAACACCATCAATTGTTCCATCTTCCGCTGTTACTTTACGTGCTTCGTCAATGTCAAACCACCAGTCTTTGTTTTCAGCCATACGCCTACTGTGATGTCCATTATCTTCATCTGTGCGGCAACGAACACACTGGCTGCTCCACTTGCCTTCTAGCATGTTCAGTCGCATTGATTTCATAATGTTTGCATTACGGCTTTCTTCCAAATAATCGCCAGCGGCATTATAAGGAGTGCCATCTGTCTTGCGTATCAGACCATAGTCCTCACTACTATTTGCTTGACAACAAACACGCAAGTCACCGTTACTGCGGGGCGCTTGAAATATCCAAGGTATGGGGCAAAAAGTTTTACTCATGTGAACTGTGCCTCGAATACGTCAAACCCTACACTACATTTTTGAGCGCATACTCCGATCTTACCTTCTTTGATACTTTGCTTTTTCCAACTGCTTTCAATATCATCTACTAGTGTACCGTCAATAACACTCTGTAAACTATTGTTAATAACATCAAGACCTTTTTTGCCTCCGGCGGCGTCAATGTAATCCCATATCTGTTCTACACGATAGTCCTTGTGCCACCACTTGTACATTCTACCAGCAGTCCAACAGCATGGCAAAAATAAACCTTCTGCAGTAATAAAAATACTCTTTTGTTTTGCAACCTTACACTCAATATCACATTGATTGTAAAACTCCATCATACTACCATATGTCTTTTCTATTTCTTTTTGCTTGTGTAGTATTAAATTCTGGTTGTCCATTTTGTTAGGCTTGGCTATGACTTGTGTTTGCTCACCGTTACGGTTTCTACTCTGATGCCAATCCTTTGCTTCGCTAGTGATACTACTAATGAAACGTGCGCTTTTCTTTTTAACAAAACGCTCAACACCCCATTCAATCGCAAGTGATTCTGCTTCTGCAACCTGATGTTCATTGTGTTGAAATATCAAAAAATCCCATCTCGCTCTGCCACCGGCAGAAATAAATGCTTTCATATTACGTTCTACATTATCCCAAACAACATTTTGTCTGTAAAGATGATTGGTATCACGAAGACCATCAACACTAAATATTACTGCACCGTTATTGTTGATAACACCAGCTAATTCTTCCCACCATTCTGGATTCTTTGCACCAGCATTTGTATTCATACTTAGCCACATTGTTGGATTATGTTCTCTAAAGTATTTAAATACTTCTAATGTATCCCTGGCAACAATAGGATCACCAAGATTACCACACATATACATTGTGCGTAACTGTGCAATAAACTCTGGCTCAAAGATACGTTTGCAATCCGCAAGACTAAGTTCAGCATTTATAATGTGTCTATTGTCTTTTCCACCATTCTCATTTCGGTCACACATCGGACATGCTGCTTGACATTTTTGTGTAATCTCTAAGTGAACTTCTTTGATATCATTATAATTATACATATTCGTAAAAATACCTTTGCAAACAGAACATCATATTTATATGAGTTATATAATATTTTTCTGTCCATTGTAGATTGGGCACCCAAGTGTATGAGTCGGGATCAATTATCCTAATTTGTTTATTGTTGTCAACTAATATGTTATCAAGTGTTAGATCAGTGTGCATAAAATAATGTTTATCAGTTCTATTTTTGCTGACCCTCAATCCGTCCAAGTAAGCATTAGTATAAGACTGAATGGATTGTATAACGAAGTCCTTATCAATCATTTGCCAATTAGAAGGATCTTTGATAATATATTCTAGGTCACCAATAGCATCAATATAATCCATAGTAAATGTTTTATTATCAATCACATTATGAACTTTTACATACATGCTATTATCATTGCGTACTAGGTTGTAATTATGTAGCCAGTCATCAGATACCTCCCTATGCTTTAGAGTCTTATAAAGTAATCTAGTTTCTGTATCAAGTTCTATAACACTGTTTCTGGATTCATGTATTCTTTTCATCTGAACATCCAATGCTGTGTTGTTTAACTAATAAATTATTTATATCCAATTTTCATAAACCTTGTATAATCTGATAAAAATAATTCGCCTTCAAATAATGTTTCTTTCATAGGACAACTTCTACTAAATTGCGAAATACTTGTTGAACAATTTACATGTTCTTCTACTTCAAAAAAGTTATTGCCTTGTAGTACAACTAATTTGCCATCTGGTATTAGATCATACCATTCTGCAAAGTTTTCAATGTGTTCACAACTTGTATTTATAATAGTATTTGGAGTATCAGTAATAGGTTTGCTCATTCTATTGTTAGCATTACTCCAATACTGCCATGTATGTTCGTCATAATCGACATCCATTATATCTTGTGTGATACTTTTAAAGCGCCATTGATCAACAAACCATGGCTTGTTAAATGTTTCAGCAATGTCTACGCAAGTATCGTCAATGTCAAAAGATCTAACATTAAGTAACTTAATGTTACTCTGAAATAACATTGTAGCAAGTGTAGCATACCATCCTGCACATAAAAATACTGTGCCAAGTTCTACATTGCATTTTTTAAGTTCATGTACTAACCACAATTTGCTCCGTAATTGGCCTCTAGAAAAACAGTCATTCCAAATTTCTGTTTCATTAACAAAGAAACTTTTAAACGCAGCCGTAAACTGTGTGTCAACATAACTATCTAATACCGGCCATAACTTCCACGTGTTATCTTCCATAATTAATTTACGTAAATCTTCTTTATTATTATCGTTTACTAGTCGAAAAATACTACTTAAATCCTTATCAATATATGCTCTACGCAAATCTGAGAGATTACTATTCGTAGGATATAGTAGTTCATATCTATCTAATAATTCAAAGGTAGGAAGCATTTACTTGATACCAATTTTCATATAATAATTTATTCCATTTATTTTTTGATTACCCGAATAAAACTCAGTTTCCAATTGAAATTTACGGTTAAACGCAATTGAACTTAGAAATGGTCTTGCTGAATTTTCATCACTAGTAGAAACTAATACTACATAACGAGTGGTTGGAACCATCTTCCACCAATCTTCATAATTTTCAATATAACTTATGTTGGTATTAATTACTACATTTGGAATTTCGTCAAATGGATTGCTTAAACTACCGTCAGGGAGAGTGGTAATAAATTCATTCTTTATATAATCCAAATTAAATATATCTTGTGTAGTAGATTTAAATTTCCAATCTTCAAGTAATTCATTTTTCATCATTGAATCTGCCATAAATTGTCCAGAAGGATTAAGATCAAAACTACGAATGTTTTGAAATACTAATGAACTATCTAAAAAGCCTGCACCTAATAGTCCAATCCCACCATCTAAGATGTAAACAGTCCCTAGATATTTTTTTGCAAATACATTTGTCATCTGTGATATTACCCAACTATGTATTGCACCATTCTGTTTATTAGCGTAAGATGATATATCATAGTTAGGGTAGTCATATACTAAATCTTTAAGTCTATCGACTAACATATTTTCCCTGGTAACATTCGTATTATAGTAACAAAGATAGTCCATTGCTGAACGATAATTACCGAGTTGCTGAGAAGGATTATTTTCTGTATAAAGATTAATCATTCTATGATAATCATAGTTTTGTATTCCAGTTGAAGACTCTACCACATCATGTGTTTTTTCTTCAATCGAATCTTCTATTATTAGTGTTGGATTTGAACCATCAATTAATTCATCATATAATACTGACGTTGATTTCGGTAATACAAGTTTTCTCCGTGCTACTCTTTTACTCCTAACGTTACTCATAATATATATCAAACCTTTCTTTTAACCATGTATAATCATTTATCTTATTTAATTTAACGATATCTTCTTTGTTTTCTTCCCCATAATCGCAGCCTGCGATTGCTCCTTCTACGGCATATTCTCCAAATGTTTTGCCTTTTCCAACTTGTTTCCAAGTCTGTAACCTGTCATTGGTTTCACTATCAACCTGTCCTTTAATACTCTTACTTGATAATTTAGCACATTCTCTAAACGCACTTTTCCAAGTGCTAAAAGGATCAGTATTAAAATTAGTTATATTAGATATTTCTTCCATCAACTTAAAACTGCTAGATATGCTAGTAGTAAAATCTATGTTCCAATCATTTGCATTACGTAGTAAGTTAGTTGGAAATAATTTAACACCACCATAGCCATATACTAGATCATTAATTGGATTCAATGAATGCCATACATGCACAGTTTCTCTATCCCATTTTGGTGCATAATAATCAAAATTAAAATCTGAAGTTATTATTGCATCTGCATCAACCACATAAAACATATCAGTTTCAGCGAGAAATGCTGCTTTTTTATGTGCATTGAAAATCCCAGAAACACCATGAACTCTTTTTGCAAAAGGAAATCTTTCTAATAATTTTTGATAGTGTTCATCAGCAAATTCTTCATCATAACTTAGATAAATTATATCATGTTGTTTACCAATAGGATTATATTTTAACATATCATGCATAACATACTTACCAGATAATAAGTATAAATCATTTTCAATCATACCTGCATCGTGATTTTTATGTATTAATCTAATACCCACATCCGTGCCATAAATATTTCTGGTGCCAGTACTCCATATATGCGGTAATTCGTTATCCCAATCTGAAGGTTTAAATTCCCAATCAAAGTCAAATGTATCTATTTCACTATCAATTGCCCAATAGTATTCAGTATTAACATTCTTTTTTATTTCTGTATATAAACTGTTGATATCAGATGGGTCATTTGATTTTACCAACTGTGCATTTGGAATCTGTGTCAATACTTTTTTATACTGTTCAATTGATTGAACAGATAATTCATCAGTAATAAAAAAACAATCGTATGCCATAGGTAACCCATAAATTAACAGTTAATATCATTATAACATATTAATCATCTGATGTAAAGACTTTTATACCATAATGCTTGGAAAATTCTTGAGCATCGTTTATATCATTAACTATAGGTTGACCTTTAATATTTAATGATGTATTCACAAGCATGGGACAACCAGTCTTTTCTTTAAACTTGGTCAACAATGTATATAATCCTGGATGCTGTTGTTTGTTAACTGTCTGCACACGTGAGGTTCCATCTTCGTGTATAATTGCAGGAAAATCAAGTGGATGTTTACACTTAGCAACAAATTGCATATAAGGCGAACTATTAATGTTTTCTGGCATAATGAAATAATCGTGTACATCTTCTTCTAGTATCATTGGTGCGAATGGTCTAAACTTTTGCCTACGTTTAATTTCATTCATTCTATCCTTAATTGTTTCTCCACGTGGGTCAGCAGTAAGAGTACGATTACCTAATGCACGTGGACCAAACTCTGCACGACCATTTGCAATGCCAATAATATCACCATTAAGTAATGCATTCAATGCTTTCTCTACTGGATAACTACCTTCTATATTATGACCTAGATAAGGAGTTTCCCATTTGATTCTAGTATCGAAGAATTTTTGCGATGCGCCAATACAACTACCAGCATCGCCTGGATTTGGCATTATCCAAACATTTTTAAATCTTCCTGTTATTAAATTATTCGCACTACAGTTAAGAGAGCAACCTCCCATAATAACTAAATTATTATGATAACCAAATTTAGTTGTTATATAGTTTATTATTTCACTTAATATATCTTCATAAACTTTTTGTGTTGCTGCAGCAATATCAAAATAATCTTGTTCGGTAGTTAACTCTGGCAAGAACCATTTACATCCACGATGTAAATTTTTTTTGAAACTTACAATATTAAATAATGGAGGATTAGTGTCATTTAAACGTATATCTAGCGTATCATAAATGTGCTGAACTATTGTACGACCTCTAACCTGTCTTGTATGGTCGCCATATGCAGCCATACCCATAAGTATATACTCATCTTCCTGAGGCTTTAAGCCAAGACGTTGTGTCATAGCACTATAAAATAAACCAACTGAGTTGGGATACGATTGTGTATATTTTTTAGTTAGTGTTTCTCCCACACCTTTCCATATAGTAAGAGTTTCATATTCACCTATACTATCAATAACAGCAATAACTGCATCATTATATCCACTAGTGAAGTATCCACTGGCCGCGTGAGTGTAATGGTGTGATTGATATTTAATTGGAATATCTTTTAACTCGGTAAATTGTTTAAGATACTTACTGGGTAATTCATTTATATCAAACGCAAGATTGTATTGACCAGATACAAATTGTCTAAACTTCTTTATTACAGGACGTTCGTACCACGCTATAACGTCAGGGCGACCATACGAGAGAGCTTCTTGAATTATTTCTGCATTCAAGTTAGGGTCATTTTTTATTTTAGAATAGCGTTCACTATGACTGGCAAAAAGAATTTTACCATCATCAATGACGCTGACCGCAGCATCATGGTTTAATGCACCTGATATACCTAATACAATCATTTATATATAAACGGATCACGCTTACGTAGTTCTGCTAAACGTTTTTTTAATCGTTTTTTCTCTTTATACAATGTATAAGGATAAATTATTATTTGCCATATTTTTTTCATTCTTATTCTATTCCTAAATTTACTAGTATTATTAATATTATTACAGTGAGAACTTTTATTATAAACATTTTGCCTATACCTTTTCCAGTATCTTCAACTACTGGCTTCCAAGTTTCTAATCTGCCTATTTTTTTCCATTCTTCTTTAGATGTCCACAATCCACCGACATGTTTGAGCCATTGCTTAAACGTTTTGTCATCGTGTCTCTTGCGTTCAGTATGCCACGCATCTAATATTTCAAAAATAGTCTTAATTCCCATAATAATTCTCAATTAATGTAATGTATTTCAAACCAGGTTAACATTTCTTTTCCTTCTTCTGGAGTAGCATTAAACCATTCACCATGTACACGACGGTGTGAATATTCCCTGTGTAGTTTTTTCTCTAATTTATTAACATCACCATCTATATAAATTGTTTCAATAATATTTAATTTTTTTGCATTTCCAGTCTGTAATGCTTTGAGCCTTTTTTCTGGATTATTACTGAAACCAAACTTACATAAATCGCTACCATCTGATATACAATATATATACATTATCCATTACCCGATCTTGTTCGTTCTATATCATTGAATATAATTTTAGCCCAATCTTTATGTGCTTCGGCATTGGGATGCATATATCTTTCATCGTCAATTGCTTCAAAAAATAGTCCCTTGTCATACATATATGTAAAAAATGTTTGTTCTTCGTATATATGGGTCATGTCTAATTGTTTCATTACATTACTCATTTCAAAATCTTCACATATTTTTGAAAATTTTGTAGGATCAATAAGATTGGGAGATAAATTTAATGAATTAAATATAACATATTCCAATCCAGCATTCTCTAAAAAATTTTGTACAGTAATAATATGAATTATATATTGATGAAAATCGTATACCGGCGACCAAAAATGCTTCATATAAAGTGAATTTAATAATGCTAGTTCTTTGTTCGTATTTTCATCTAATCTAACATTGCCCTGATACTCAGGTGAAGGTATATTATGTATTAATAAATTTGCTGATTCAATAAAATGCTCCCTTCTACTGGGAGATGTTAGACCAATAGCAACAAATGGTTTCTCACCATCTGCAAGTAAATCGCTGACTGTTTTAATAGTGGTTCGTACAATGTAACCATTTGAAACTCCACGGTCTGCTTCAGTTTGTGTTTGTTCTCTATCAAATCCTAATAGTTCTGCCAATTCATAAGGCCAAGCATCTACTTTGTTTGCTAGACCAGTACCGTATGTAAAACTACATCCATTCGCATATAACATATTTTATAAATCCTTCTTTATTATATTCGTAGTTATTTATCTTGGGAAAAAGGTTGACATTATTGACGAATCACTTTATAAAGAATGTATAAGTTAGATAGGAAATCATCATGCACAAGAAAAACAGTTATTTCTTCAAAACAAAAGAAGAGGCTCTTTCGTATATCGAAGGTTTCAATACAAAAGAAACTGGGCGGCCAGACCGCGATACGCACATTCGTGGGCCAATTGCACACGATAGCGGGCATGATGCCGATGATCCAAATCGTCAAGTTGGATTTGTTGTTCATGTAGAAAAATATAGTTAAGGTGGAGTTTGATGATTTATACTTGGCAAATATTTTACAATAATATCTTTCTTGGATATCAATATGCAATGACAGAATACTCAGCACGTGAAAAAGCATTTATGATAGGCGGCAGTGCGAGTAAGTATACTGGTGCGAGTTTAGATAATATAAAAGCAGTGAGAATAAATTGATGAAAAAGATGAACAAACATTTTGAGTTTTTATTTGGTTGACATATCCAACGAATCACTTTATACTAGTTAAGTAATCAAAAGAAAGAGAAGATAATATGAATATTATAGATTTCACAAAAGTAACTGATATCGAATTTGAAGGTGTTGACATGGCAGACTATCCTAAGTTCTGCGATGCGTATATTGAATCTGCTGTTATCAATGGCGTTGAAGCCACAGAAGAAGAACTTGACGTAATCAACAATGACTATTCGTTTGTTTACGAAAAACTACAGGAATGGTTGTATTAAATCTTGACAATCATTGCGAATCACTCTATAAAGAATGTATAAGTTAGATAGTTAAGGAGAACATTATGTGGTCAGTAGCAGCAAAGAACTTTGGTGAAAATGCAGACAGTATGCATGTCAGTGGTTTGACATATGAAAATGCACGTTCATTACATTCTAGTCTTAGTAACAGTGGTGAATGGGCTGAAGTTCGTAGTTACAAAGTGGAGGCAGTATAATGGATGCTACATTCGCTTGGTTTTGCAATGATTTGATTAATCTAACCTATATCCCAGAAAACAAAAAAGAAAGCGGTGAAATTAATTGGAATTTTGTCGATAGTGATCTTTTCGAAAAGTGGCAAGTTCTCTTAGACGGAGAAACATATTCTGAATATTTTGATCGTGCGGCTGATATGGTGGAGAAGATTCAATGATTGGTCCTATTAAATAATGTTAAAAGATTTAAAAAAAGTCGAGCTTGAAATTACAAGCGATTGTAATGCAGCGTGTCCGGGTTGTTCTAGAACATTAAACATAGATAAATTAGTAGTAAATAGTTTTTCATTGCAAGATTTACAAAGACTATTTCCAGTGGATGACTATTCAGGAGTAAAATTCAAATTTTGCGGAGTATTAGGTGACCCTATTGTAAATCCTGATTGTTTAGAAATGACTAGATATCTTATTAGCTGCGGCGGCTATGTACAGTATAGTACAAACGGAGGATATAATACTGTTGAATGGTGGGAAGAATTAGGACGCATTTCAGCAGAAAATCCTGGTAGGTTACATATTCATTTTTGTGTAGACGGACACAAAGAAACAAATCACATATATCGTGTAAATACAAAATGGAATGTTGTAAAACGCAATATGGAAGCTTTTGCAAAAACAGCGGCAAGTGATTCAGCAGGGTGGATATATATTGTATTTGATCATAACGAACATGAACTTGAAACTGCCAGAAAACATGCAGAATCTTTAGGTTTTAATTTTGGTATTCGTACCGGTATGCGTAATAGTGAGGATGATTGGCTTGTTAAATTAGGTAAGAAAAATAAGAAAATAGAAAAAACAATTACCACAACAGGTAAAAAACAACATAGTAAAGTAGATGTAGTCAAAGAATTAGATAATTTTATTGAAGAATATCAACGCAACCGCCTTGATGAAGAAAAGATCTCAACTGTAACTAATAGTATTATTTGTAAATATATACACGAAGGCGAAATTTTTATAGCAAATGATCTAACTTTATGGCCATGTTGTTTTCTTTGGGATAATACTTTATACAACAATGATAAAATGTTAGAAAAATTAGCAACACAAGGTAATGAGTGGAATAGTTTAAAAGATAAAAGCATAGATGAAGTTCTAGAACATCCGTGGTATAAAAAATTATTAGTAGAAAGTTGGCATCCTTATAATGATTTACATTTACCTGGATGTATAAAAACATGTGCAAAAAATAAAGCGTATCACAACGAAATTAAAAAGGATAAATAATGAACAATCTTAATAAAATAAACGACCTTTATAAAATGATTGATCCTATCAAGTTTTGTAATCCAGAATTAAAAGAAAATGGTGCTTATATTAAACCAAAAACAAAACAAGAAGTTCTTGCTTTGGCCATTGCAGCACAACGTATTAACGGCGAATATTTAAAACGTGGTGGAAAGTCTGACTTTGTTACTAAAATTGAAGATGGTGAAAAAGTCCAGCGGTACACACGTATTAAAGAAAGTAATCGACATGTTATTCAAACATTAGAAGAGGTAGTTCCAAATATTCTAGAAGATACTGAGTTATTGAATGCCGCACAATCAATGCTTGATAATCTGAATATGGAATTTATGTTCAAAGTTCTCGGTGATAATATGAACGATTTTGAAACCAGTATTCATGAATTTTTGGCAGAAAATGATGATGAATTATATATTCAAAAGCATATGGGCATTATTGCTTTTATTCCTGAATATGTAAAACGTGATACTAATAAAAAGAAATTAGAAGAACGTTCGGTTGGTTCTGAATACGTTGGAAGTAAAGATGATAAAGTTACTATAGATATTGAGATTATGTCTAAACGTCAGGCAACTGCTTGGGCTGGATGGAATATAAATGCTATTACTCCCGATGGTAATCGCGTTTCATTCTTTACTACCAAAGATGAATTATCAGATATGACTGGAATTTTTAGTATTACTGCAAAAGTCAAAGATTGCAGCACTGTTTGGGGGAATCCTGACATTAAAGAGACTAGATTGAATTATGTGAAAATTATTTAAAGAAAGATAACAATCATCTCACCCAAATACTTCCAGAACCGCTGCCCGAAAAGCTTTGAAACAGTCCATTGAAGATTAATTCTGATGACCCATACGAAAAAAATGTATCACCACAATCACCACAACCAAAAGATATACTTCCCATTTTTTGATGTATAGCCATTGGATTACTATCCAAGTCCAATGATATAAGATTACTATATGGAATATTTACGGCTCGTTCCACCGAATTGAATTCATATGCATTAGTTAAATATTGGATGTGAGGGTAATCCAACCATTGATTTTTAACACCGTCAAAATCATTTGCTAGTACTTTAAAGTTATAATATACATCGCTTCGCATTAAATTTATATCATCATCTGATATTTTTACACCATCAACTGCATTTTGATTCAAGTGTAATCTAGAATCGCTACTCACAACTACAACACAACGCCATCCATCTATTTCTTCATATAACATGTGTCACACTTATCCCAGATTTCCAATCAGCATAATGCATTTGGCCAGGCTCCCATTTATGTGTTGCAAATACTAAAACTATACTATCTCTTTTTATATTGTGTTCTAACATATTAACACCGTGCCACGTTCTCTTTTTACACGGCGCAATAAGCATTGCACTATTCATGGTATATGGTATCATACTCACAGTTTTGTACTCTTTTGTATTCTCGTTTACTTCATATACAGCAGTGCCGGCTTCAGGATAATCATTATTATCAGCAAGATATATAGTGAAAGTAAAAATACGAGTTTCACCATCTTCATGTGGTTTCAAAGTGTAGCCTTTGCCGTGTGATTGCCAAAAAGCATATATACTATTAATTGTATCACCATTTAACGGTGCACCAGTAAATTTTTCAATAACAGTGTCGAATACATCTGGATCATTAAAATCATCTATCAACATTTTTTGTACTTCTTCTAATGGGGTGGATTTTAATAGTTTATAATATTCATCTGAAAATATATTTTCGATGTGCATCCATTCATATGGCAATATATTGATATTAGATTTTTGCAATGCGTTAACAATGTACTTGGTATTGCTAGTAGTCATTTAAATAATTCCTTTAAGTGTGTCATAAATTATTTCAGATAATATCTTGTTCCCTTTATTACTAAAGTGTCCATCTTCGAGGCGCAGATGCAGTTTGTTTGGATCTTCTTTTCCATATTGAGTGTTATATTCTAATTTAACTTTTTCACGAATATCAATGATGGTTTTGTAAATTAATCCTTGTTCAGAAAAAGATTTCTGTAAATTTTGTATTATGTTTTCAAAAATTTTATTATCACTTATAGCATACTCATGATAGGGTGGTTCAAAAGCATTTAAATAACTATACCAATGCCATGAAATTAAATTTAAATTGTTGAGCTTACACAATGTTGTTAATAATAATAAATTTTTTTCATATCGTTTTAAATCTAGTACTGGAGTACAAAAATTTTTATAATAGGCGGCGTGAATTTCTTTTGCCTCTTCCTCTTTTATTATGTCGGCATAGCCAGATGCTACAAATTTTGGCAATAAACTCATGTCAGCATTGGGGTTAACCATATCATCATACAATTGTAATCTCTTATTTCCCCATTCTTTAAAATTTACTGTCCGTGTCAATGTATTCCGAGAATGATCTGGAAAATTGACAACAACTGTATGTACGTTATCAGCATATTCGCAATTCATCCATTGGCAAAAAATTTCTACTACTTTATCGCCGCTTGCCCCAGGCTTACCTAGATTAATTAATATATAATCATCATTCATCTTGTGTTGCATTACATTAGTAATGGTGTGTTTTCCACTGATGCCGTGTCCGTATGTGAAACTATCACCAAAAAACAATATATGTTTTTTAGATTTTATATAGTTCACATCTGACAGATCGGTTCTAGTATCATAATCACTAGTATAACGTTCTTCAATATTTGGATCACCATGATGTATTATTTGGCCACAAAGGCCGTAGTTACTATTATAAGATTTTTTTGCATTGGAAAAAAGTGACCAAGATGTTGTATTATTAATAATATTACTCATATAATTATTTATTATTTATGGAGAACTCGTAAACGGAGGTACCTTACCTAATAATTTTATATTGTTAGATGTCAGTAGTATTTCTTTCCACCTAGCAAAGTCTTCCTCCGTGTATCTAAACTGATGCCAATCATGTATATTACTATACCAAAATAGTTTAGATGATGTATCATTCTTAATAATATTATTAAGTGTAATAATATCACTAACCGCATCTATTCTTATGTATTCTTTATCAATTTTGTTATATGCTTGAATAAAATCATCCCATTTATCTTGTATATTCAAATATTCAAGTTGCTCGTATAACACATTATTTGCTTCTGATAGATGTCTACCTTCGCCCATTGCAAACCATACATCTGAATTAATGTCTTTTTTATAGAATTTTGCAACATCTGTTAGATTTCTAATTTTTGGGTACAGAAAATCAAAATACATTCTAAAGTCCAATGCAGTTGGAACAACATCAATATACGTCATTTTGAAATCTCTTCCTGGCTCCCAATCCATACACGCTTGGTATACACATTTAAGTCCACCACACACACTAATATAATGTGTTGCATCAGATGGTATTACATCTTTAAGTGTTTCAGTATTAGTCAAATAAACATTATTATACAATAATGAATCATCATAATCGGGTTCTTTACGATGATTATGTATACTGTCTGGATTAAATTCTGCTACTATATCCCTTTCGTATATTGATCGTCTGGTATCTGTATGTAAAGCATACACAACTCGTTCTCCCATACGTATATTCAAATCAAAGAATTTACTTTGATAACGCCAAGAACTGAATACTTCAGATAAGTCACTGGTTAAATAAGATTTACTAGGGCGAGGTTCACATACCAAAATGTATTGTGGACTGAACTTCTCAACCAGTTTTTCAATGAACTCATTAGGAGAATATTTAAATGCTCCGGGTTTCATATAATACAAAAATCCTGATATAACTATGCAATCAAAATTATCATCAGTGTCTCTTTCTATCATCTCCATAATATCATCATTAAATATATTGATATTATCATCGTCTTGATACAAAATATTTGCGTATTCTACAGCACCAGTATCATTATCTATTCCGTGTAGCGTATACTGGTGATCAGTTAGGAATTCATTAATTCTAGAATGTCCACACGCTATATCTAGAATATTAGTACAATCATGATCCATTATAAAGTTTGCCATATGTTCAAACATTGGATTTGCATTCTGGTTTCCCAGATAATTAAATTTGTATTGAGCCATCAATTGTTTTTTATTATATTCAGTTATTTCATTTTGAACTGAGTCTGTATATGGTGCTGATGGTAACGGTATTTGTAACTTTTTATCAGGCCTATTTTTACTAATTTTCTTATAGATTTCATCTATTAATCTGTTTGCCAATGAAAAAATATCATTGCCATTTTCTATGTAAGACAATGTATATGAATTTTTATTATCGTGTCGAGGATTATCATTATCTAAGAACATGAATGTGCACCATTGCCAGACAACATCGTGTATCATCTGATGATAAGAATATTTGGAAATAAAATCAAAATCAATATTTGTCAATTCGCCATCGGTTGATAGTACAAAATTGCTCATATTACTATCATAACAATAGTAACAATCCTCATGTTCGTCAATAGATGAATAATAGGTATTAATAACATACCTAACAAACTTGTTATTAATATCATCAATATCTATTATTGCATCTGAGTATAATAAATTTTCAACGTTCGGAGCATCGATGTAACGATAAACTTCGACACGGCACCAGTCATTTTCAAATTCAATTGGCTCAAGTACAGCAAAACTATTTGTCAAATATTGTTCTGCTAACTTGTAATTATTTTTTGCAATTTTTTTAGATATACCGGTATATATTTTTATTTTAAAATGATTACCAACAAGTGTTGTATTAAATTCTCTACTCTTATAAGCATATAGATCGTTATTTCCCCCTATCAGAAGTATGATATCATCTACCAATGAATCAACAATGTCATCCATTTGTTGTTTTGCAACAGAATCCAATTCATATATTCTTTTATTTTTAAATTCAGATAGTACAAATTCAATGATACATTCACGAAGAGTATAATCAATATGGATAAACATCTATCTAAATCTCATGATCATCGTCGCCGCCAGAATATTGTTCAACAGTTGATGGGCTAGTTCTGAGTCTTGCAGGCATACTAGAAACAAATGTACGATCTAAGATTTCTTTCTTTGTTGGAACTATAATATCGATAGATTCGAACCAGTCTGCTAACGGCCCCTTGAATGTTTCGGAAAAATTCTTGCCTCTTCTAATATCATATTGCGTATAAAACGTTTTAAAGTCATGGTGTAATTTTTCAGTTTCAGATGTATTCTTATGAGGAGTCTTTACTATATCTAGATAATCAATAAGTCTTGCAATATTAGCTTTTTCGATGTCGCCACATAATTTTTGTGCACGTTCTCCTAAAAACCAATCTTGTAATTGTTCTTTGTATATAGATTTCAATTCTGGAGGCAGAATAGCAGCACTTTGGAATGATGGGAATCTAAGTATATTTAAACTCAACATCGGTGCCCTGTGTCCCCATTTTTCTTTTAGATCTAACATTTCATCTAAGAAATCAGTTATTGTCGGCAAGCATAATGAATTAATTGTCATCATCATGTGCATTCCGGCATTTGTTTCATTCATAACACGATCCATATTATTTTTCCATAGATCATAGTTTAGCCCATCACGAATATATTCAGCAGCATCTTTTGTCGCTTCTGCTGATGTATATATATATAATTTTTTTATAAACTGTGCCTTTTCAATTAGTTTGTCTAATACCTTAGGTGAATCAGGCGAAAGATTACTATTAATAGCAAATCTCATTTCAGAATCTTGATTAGCTTCGAACCAATCAAATAGTTTCCAAGTACCAGTGTGCATTATTGGTTCGCCACCAGTCAATCTAATTTCATCCAATGTTTCAGATAATTCATCATCCCACCATTTATGAAAGGCTTGGATATATGGATTATCTTCTTCTCTCTTGGTTGGAGGTTCAGCCCAGGGAGCGTTTGTTTCAAAGTGTCCGCGGCCATCACTCTGAATATCAACATATGGTCCATATGTATTAATATCTTTTACCCACGCAGTGCTGAATGTAGGATTACAATAACTACATTTGAGATTGCATGCTCTATCAAACGATATTTCAAGTGTTGTCAGTGTCGGATTATCATCCCATTTCGCCGACACACTTTCTAAAATTTTATCTTCTGGAACTGTTTCTGTTTTGAAGGTACGATCACTGATGTGATTTTTTCCCATATCTTCAATTTTCCAACAATATTCGCATTCACTGGGACGATCACCATTAAGCATCATTTTACGCAACTTTTTCTTATGCATAGTATTATGAATTGCGGATGGATTATCTTTCAATTCTTCCAAAGGAATTTTATGACTAGGGGGATGATGGCAACTTGCAGTTTGGCCGTGGCCTAACCAAATAGTTGCATTGTACCATTTTGCAGCACAATAACTATCACTTATAGTATCAATTACACGTTCTTTGAATTGGTGTAGTGTTTCGCCATTTTTAAAGTCTCTTGCCATGATTTTCCTCATATTCTTCTTTAGATTCATTCCAAAATTCAGTCATTTCTGGAAACGTATCTAAAAAGTTTTTACCACGCCTACGATCATACTCAGTAAAGTATTCATAGAATTTAATAATATTTATACTTAATTGTTCATCACTCATGTTTATTCCTTGTTTTGCCCAAGATAAATCTCGTTCAAGTTTTAGGACTTCGTAATTTTTAAACCCATTATATGATATATTATAATCCTCATTTGACAGTACATTCTGTTTCATAAAGTTGATATTGTCTTGTATCATATCAAGTAGCATATCGTCTGCTAATTGAATTGTCATCCAGTCTGGAAAGCGTAAGTATGGAATATCAAACCATATTCTCTGTCTTTTTTTTCGTATAAACGGTGGGTGAACATATCCATTATGGTCTGGTGGTTGAAATGAAAAGTCATCTTGGTTATCATAACCAAACTCTTCTCTTAAATCTAATATCATTTGTAAGAATCCCCTTAAATTTGGAATACTTAGTAAATTAAATGTGTTAATAAATGATATTTCAGTGCCACTAGTCTCTCTTAGAAATCTTCGACAGTTTTCATACATTGTATCAAAGTCTAGTCCGTCACGTAAGTATTCTGCTTGCTTACCCACACTGTCAACACTTACAAATAAACTAAAGTGTTTACAAGCAGGTGCTACATACCAATTATTACCAGAATCTGAATTAAATTTATCTGGATCTTCCCATACTCTAACTTCTTCTAGTGTTTTTATCTTTTCTATAAACCTATCAAACAGTTTTGGATCCGGCGGTGACATATTAGATGTGATGCTCAAGTCTAATGAAGAATTGGGATTACTATTCACATAATCTAAAATCTTAAATGTATTTTTATCCATAAGAGGTTCGCCGCCTGTCATACGAAAGACTTTCAAATCCTTGTATACCACAGGGAACCATTCCCAAAACGCAGAAACGTATGGGTTATCCTTTCGTGCAACATCAAGTGGCATCCAACCCGCTTTTTTTAATGTAGGAATATCATTATGTACTGTTCCACTAGCAAATTTAAAATTACCGTGTTTTTTAATATCGTCTTCCCAGGCGGTGCTCAAGTGTGGTGCACAATAACTGCATTTAAGATTACATGCTTGATTAAAATTAACTTCTACATATCGTGGAGTAATTTTGTGATCGAATGGATTATTAACTACTTCATTCCACGCTTCTTGTGCCCACCATTCACTTGAACGATAATGCCGATCACTCAATCGTCCACCCGACGGTGCATCCGGCGCATCTTCTACATTCCAGCAATACTGGCATCCGGCAGGTCTTTCACCGTTTAACATTTGCTTGCGCTCTTGCATTTTAAACTCAGTGTTATGTAGTGCGCCCACATCTTTTTTTAGTTCATTTAATGGAATTGAGTGTGTTGGTGGGTGATAGCAACTGTGGGTTCTACCCTGAGGTAAATGTAAACTTACTTGTAACCATTTGGCCATACACATTGATGCCGATATCTTGTTCAGTGATTCTCTCGCATCAATTGCTTCGTCTTCATATTGTCCCATTTATATACTCTTATCTTTTTTATTTTTCATTTGTTCTTTCTTAGCCTTAGCAGTACCCTCTCTGCCCAGTATCCGATCAATGCTGAAAAGATTACTGCAATTAAAATAATATCCATGTTTAGTATTTTCTTTTTGCTACTTCATCTACTGGTTTATACAATAATCTGATTTTCTTAACCATAATTATCGTACGGTGTATAATATTATTTGTCCCAACCGGTTGATTTTTCAGTTGCCAGTGGATTCCATACACGTTTGGGATTTACGTATACTAATTTAAAAAAGTTTGACATTTCTACAGTTGGATCACATAATTCCATTCCCAACTTATCTACTAGACTGTCTCCCAATTCTAATGTTTTATCATATAATAAGTCAAAATCAGTTTCAGAATCATCCGATACAAACTGTGGATATATTTCGTTATGAAAATATGATTTGAACCAATCATAGTCACTAATACTTTCAGCAGTAAAATTACCATCAAAATTTATATTATAACACCCTAATCGTGCTCCGTATATTGACCATAGCCCATTTTCTATATCTGCCCCAATGTTACACCAGGTAAGTAATCTATGATAATTCTTTGGCCAAACTTTAGTTTTAAATTTAGAGGGATCAATAATTTTGCCTTCATCCAGAGACATCTTAACACCTTCTCGGAATCCGCTACGAAACGCTTGGAATGGAGATCCACTGTTGAATATCATTGAATAAGTATTATTCATTTGCTTGTAATCTAAGTCCCAGCAGAAATCTAGTTTCTTAGTTTCATTATCTGCATTTTCATGTGTCTTCATATCTAATACAAGTTTAACAGGCCAACATTTAATGCCACCGTTGCCATATACTAGGCCATTGGTTAAATTCTTTGCTCCCCAGGATATGACACTGCGGCTTAAATCTGTATTCTCAGGAAAATTCAATACAAGATCAAAGAATTTTTTGTCAACAATATTATCACCATCAATAGTTATAAATCTGTCTGTATTACTAGCACGTGCACAAGCTTTATGTGCGTTGTCAAATCCTTTAACTCCATCAATACGTTTTGCTTGTGGATATTTTTTTAATAAGTCAGCATAATGTTCTTCTTTGTTGGGTTCATCATAGCTAAGATAAAATATATCTAAGTGTTTTATGGTAATTGTAGTCATGCTATTCTTTTATCCTCCAGTGAGTAAGTTTTTAATAATTCTTGAGTTATATACATACTTATCTTGTTATATTTATGTTGGTAATCAATTAGATATCTTTCGCCAGAAATTAAATTTTCATAGTTTAAATTTATTGTGTCAATAATAAAATCTGGTTCTTCATATAATGTAACATAAAAATTTTGATTAAGTCTTTTTAGCAACTCAGTTTGACCTAAAATATCTTCAACTAATTGAAATGAAAATCCTCTGTATGTAATGTCAATCATAATAGTAGGCTCTTTATGTATTTCTAATTTTTTTGTAAAGTTATTTTTTATAGATATAAGTTTTTTGCTATCTTTACGAACAATGTGGTAACTCATTGTGTCATTTTTATAAATGATATGATAATCATCTATGTTCGTAGTCCCATCTAAGAAAATACTAATGTCAGATGTTCTGAAATATACATATATATTTTCACTGTCTTGTATTATACGGTTTTCAATTGATTGGATATTCCCAGTAGTATCAAAATATACTATCTTACAATCATCTAAATTATTTGAATTATTTACGCACTCAAACATAGAAAATGTCCTCATACTTTTTAATAATAGTATCTGTAAGCCAATCCTTTTCTACATAATGAAACGGCAATAATAGTTCCTGGTTGTTAACGAAAATTCTCAAATCATCTGTTACATAACTTGGTAGTGTTTTATTCCAATTAGAGGATATACTTTTTTTTGGTATATCTTGTACATAACTTTTCATATGTATAAATTTAAGCACTGGAATGTCAGTATTAATAGAATCTATTTGTAGCAACTTTGCAGCAAGAGAAAATGCAACATCTGCACTTATCCAATCCTGTCCTTGATCATTCAAAAATATAGTATAATAATAGTTCCAATTTTCCATAATATCTTGTACCAAACGGAAATAACTGAATGACTTTGTAGATTTGTTAAAGTAAGTAAAATTACTATATACATCAGGTAAATCACAAGATGTGAACTTTTTACGATAGTAATCACTTGTTATGGGTTGGTCTCTAAATGTTCTTGGGTTTGAACATAAGCACAGATCATATTTGTTTAAAATATCCCACCAATGATCAACTGATGCAGTGAACAACTGGTCTGAATCAAGTATAATAGTTTGGTCAAATGGCGACATATGAATATACTTCCATTTGTTTTCTATTTTCCATTTAGAAGATAACGCATCATCATCCCAGGGTATATCAATAACGTAATCAAATACATCAAAATGCTTTTGTTCCAATCTGTCATTTGTTGTATTATCAACACATAAACATACAGAATTCACATCTTGCGTTGCCTTAATGCTCAACGCTAATGCATATGCCATACGTAAATAATCAACATCAGAATTTTGTGCAATTATAATATAACCTTTACTCATTTACAATCACCGTATTCAAAGAAATTATCTATATGATTCAGAATGCTTTGTTTGTTCATAATATGCAAATCAGATTGTTGAAGTCTGACCATGTTTTTGGATTTTTTATTCATCGCAGTTAACATTAATATATTAGCAGGTCCATCAATTCTAAAAATTTTATCTGTATCAAAACTATTCATTAATCGATGCATGGGCAATTCCGGCACAGTATCATTACTACCATTGGTAATAATATGCAATGCTATTGAAAATGTATGATCATTTCTGTATAACTTTATATTACATGAGTATCTTATATAATACCACTGCCAATTATTTTTTATGATATCAACCAATTTAAATAATGTTTTAGAAAATTCACTCTTTCGAAAGTAAAGTATTGTTGCCCAATACATATCAATACTAGTATCAGATATTTTAGTAATATCATTTTTAGTATCATTACTAATATCAGAGTAATTCTTAGTAATCATAAAATCATTTTTACTTCCCCATACACCATCTAATACATTGGTCATGGCAAAGTAATCGCAATCGATTACTAGAGTTTCATCATATGGTGATAAGTCATATACATTGCCTCTATTAGTATTGATAAATTTAGCTGGTTCTTTATTACTATGAGTGTCATGATACATACGCATAGTAGAATCTTTAGGGACTGGTATTTTTATAACTCTATCAAAATACATATCAACTAATTCTTTATTATCTGATAATGATTCTTCATCTGTAATTAAACATATTTCATCAAATCCAGACAAATTTCTTCTAGCATAGCCTGCACTTGCACATGCTATCTTTACATAATCAATATATCCATTGTTGTGTGAAAATATTATTATACCATTCATTATATTTCTAATGCTACCTTAATATTAGATGAACTACGCAATTGTTCATACTGTATATAAAAGTCATTGATTGCTTCAAAATATTTACTAGATATGGTTTCCAATAATTTACTAATATCATTTATTTTTATAGGCAAATTATTCCTATCAAGAACAACGATACTTGTCTTGTTATTTTGTACTGCATAGTTTAAGAACCCAATAAGTTCCTGAGTAATATCAAACGATCCACCATTTTCATGATGTATTAGAATACTAGAAACTTTATCTTGCATAACCTTTTTATTTAGGTTAAATGTTCGCATCGTATTTCTATACGATAATATATCTTCCAAATCATCCATTGCATAATTCCACTATATTAATACTATCAATAATAGCATAACAAGGTTAAAATGTCAATACTAATTTAAAATAATTAACTGTTTATTTCTGAGATATAAGATAGTATGCTATAAATTGGCATTTCAGTAACAACTCCCAAATTACTACTGTGTGCATCATCCGCTCTTTTTTGTGAAATTCTAACAGATAGTTCACCAGATACAAATGGTCCATTTGTAGTTCCTATTGGATCAGTATCTAATACACCTGCGCCGCAATAATAATCACTGTATTCATTATATCCATTATATCCATTATATCCATTATTACCGCCAATTGTGTCACAATTGGTTAATGTCAAATCTATTTCTATACCGCCATTATCTGAAAGTTTTGCATAAATCGTAACAGAATTACCAAAGAAACTTGGACTTTCTAATTCAGAATAAACACGTGTGTAAATAGTTTGCCATTCTGTAGTTAGTCCGTTAAATCCAGGTCCGGGCAAACCAATCTGATTAGAAGAAACAGTTTCGGAATGTTTAATGATTACAACGCCGATTGAGTTAAAAAGATTATACCAAGCAATACTAGGAATATATAATAGTGCACTGTCTATCAATAATTCTGCAGAAATTCTAATATCACCGCCTGCATTAAAGTGCCATCTTCGTGCATCATCGGTATCAAATGAAGTTTTAAATACCATGTTCTTGCCAATATTTGAAGTTAGCCATATCATATCTGGATCTGAAATTTCAGTAGGATTTCCATAAGTCTGTAATACACTAGACACGTTATTCTGTAGTGACATTTTTCCTATATCAGATTGAAGTTTATTTTGCCTAATAGTTTTTATATCTGCTTCGATAGTATCTTTATGATAAACTATATCATCAAGTGTTTCAAAATCACCTTCATATATATTAGCAGGAGTTGTAAGTTCTGTTCCTTGATGTGATGCTGCAAAAGTTATAGCGTAAAAAAGGTCCATCCAGTTTTTCTTCATTAATCTTTGTCCTTTGTTGACATGATTAACAAATAATTGATTTTGACCATAACCTGCATCGCCTGCACCAATACCAACGATTTCATTAATATCATTTGCTAACAAATTAAAATCATCAGATGTGAATTGGCTACTTAGGGGATAACTTTGCGGGGACATCCACCACTCCTTAATTTACTTGAATTGTTATGGTATAGTCTATGATAATTGTTCTATTAGATGATAATAAAACAGGGTGAAATGTAACATGAGTCAACATTGTTGTTTTTGATTCATCCATAAATCTGTCACTGGTAACACCAGACATAAGACCAATTTCATCTATAGTAAAAGCATTTGTACTCTGTGTATCAGGTGAACTATCTGTTTCGGGCAACGATAAACTTGGATCAACTGTTTTAACTGCTTCTTCATATGCAGAGTGGTTTACTTCAACTGAACATACAATCTTTGCAGTATTTTCTGGAACTGATTCTATGCTATCCATTGCTTGGCCTGCATAGTATACAGTATTAACAGTTTCTTGTTCATACATCTTTGAATAAAGTGTAGAATTACTTGACGTTATGGGTAATTGATCATAGTTACCAAAAACTCTAGGTGCACGATATTCTAATGTAGAAGTAGAATTGCTACCTCCATTACCGAAAGCCATCCAATTTACTATCGGAGGAGCACCAGCAGAGTTTACACTTGTTGGTTTGCCTGCTAAAGCAGATGCAAGAATATAAGCCATATTACCTGGGTGAATAGCATTCTTTTTTTCTAAGAGTACTTTTCCAGTATCTTTATCATATATTTTTACTTTACCAATTATCTGGGATGTTACATCATCATTAAACATTTCGGTCTCTCTTCTTTGTTATATCAGAACTTAAAGTATTTATCATTTTAGTTATATACGTATTATATTTTATGCTTATCTGCTTGTTCTGTCATAAATTGTATCGTTTCAATAGCCGATACTATATGTACAGTATCACCGACTTGTATATCTAAGCATGTACCGTTGAATAATCCACGCTCATTAATTTGTAATACACTTCCATCTTTTTTATTATAATGCATAAACTCTATTTTCTTATCAGTATTTTCAACTATGATTAGATATACTGTATTTTCTTCCGCATATCTAAATTTCGATTCATCTGAAATCTCAATATTACGGTAGCCATGTTCACTAGTAACTGCAACCACAGTATCAGTATCGACACTATGCATAAAGTGGCCTCTCCCAAATGTATCATATACTATAAATGAACGTTTGTCAATGACTGAATCTCCGATCCCATCTACAACACTCGAATCATATTCATCTACTCTTACAATAGCAGACTCTAAAATTCTACTATCTACAACGCCAGTATCAATTCCACCTTTCTCAGCAGTAACATCATATGGTTGGCGTAACAATGCGCCTTGATCATATTTGCCATCTTCGATATTTGGATGCTCATCGTTTGGTGCCACGCCGCCATCATATGTTTTATAATTATATCTACTATAGCCGCCGCCCAAGTCAATTCTTAAATTCACATGATGAAGGGCATCTACATCTGCGATAACTGGTTCATTTAAAGGATAAATTCTATCAATGTTTCTAAGTTTAACATGATATGGTTTTGCTTCCATTACATACTCAATTGTATCATCAAAAGTATCATGTTGGTAAATCGCATACTGTCGTAACGGTTTATTCATTAGTTTTAAGTCAATATAACTTGTTTTGAATAACCAGTCTGGATGTTCTTTTTCAGTATAAGTATATGACAACATATCAAAGAATAAATCTTTAATGACATCATTACTTGAATATGAATAAATCATATTAATCAATTCATGTATTTGCACATTAATAACATTAGTATAATACTGCGAAATAGAACCTGAATTTCCAGTCTGTCCTGGTAATACAATATTATTGAAATTTATATTCAATGCGCCGCCAATCTTGTTAACCATAGTAATTTCTTCTGGCGATCCATAACCAAAGTAAACCTCTTCATATTCTGGATTAACTATGCCAAAAGAACGAATACCAGAATTAAACATACTAATCATATCAATATCTCGGGTATTACTTAGATATTCAAATTGAGTTATTTCTTTGTAATCTGGATGTTTGTACCAATCTATTGAATTGAAAATGTAATGGTCTAACTTAATATAATCTGCATAAAAAGGATATTCTGTCTCTAGTAATTTAGTATCCAACATTCCATTAATAATTGATGCAAAATTAGTTCTAGCCTTTGATAAATTTTTATACCAAGAATTAGAGATCGCGCCCACTTGATAAACTCTGACAACATCACCTAATATAACATTGAATGTGTTATTAATTCTTAATTCGGTGCCGTTTAGACTAAAGTTTGTAAGTTCCAAAAACTCATTATTAACTGAAATTGCAAGATCGTCCAACGTTAAGTCAAGTAAGAAATCAATTGAAAGTAATGCGCCATCATTGTCTAAATTGGGATAATCGATTATAATTTGTTTTAAATTTTCAATTTTAGAATCTGCAATACTATTTTTGAAATCTTCCAAGTAACTTTGCATAATAGGTTTGCTAGATTCACGTGATAATAATTCCCAATCAAGGTGTCTATCTTGATTATTTGATTTAACGCTATATTCAGTTACTACATCAATTATACCATCAACATTCCTATTATTATTATTATTATTAATAATAATAGTATTGGTATTAATTGGTAAAAATTTATTTTCTATCTGGCTAGACTCAATTATCATCTTAATTTCATCTGTGCTATATTCTTTTTCATAGCGTGGCAATGTGCCAATTGATGACCAATAATAAAATGTAGTTACTTCTTTATTCTTAACTGGATCCCATTCTTTTTCTTGATTGAACCAAGTAATACCAACAGGAAGTACATTGTTCTTAACCCATTGCTTGATCTCTACTACCGAACCGTCAACAATTTTACCCCAGTTACGCATTGCATACTCAACCGAGATATTGCCATTGGCATCACCATAATCATTGTATCTATAAAAACGTGTGCTAGTAGTATCCCACCAAATTTCACCTAAATGTTCTTCTAACCACAAATCGTTACTTAGATATTCATCATACTTAGCAGGATCATTCCAATCTACATAATCAATATCTTTCATGACTTTGCCAGGTAATTTTAAGTTTAGCGGATCATACAATGTATGAATTATATGTTCTTCTCCATCTGTTACGATAACTCTGTTAACATTGCTAACATCTACTTCATTTGCTTTTCTATTAACAATTTCAATATTACCAATCGCGGTTCTATTCAGTACTGCCCAATCGTTTAGACCGGGATATGAGTCTGCCCATATTTTACTAGCAGTATTTAATCCTAAATCATTATAGAATTCATCAAATGTCGCACCATTATATCCTGGAGTAAATCTAACTGATTTCCATCTCATAACTTTAAAGTTTGCATTACTGGTAACACTGGTATATTCTGTGTAAAACCCTATCTTGTCTAACAAATTTTGAGAAGTGCCAGCAAAAGATAATTGTAATGCCGGACTTGTTATAATGAAACGTCCATCAGATGATATACTTGCTGTTAACGTAGATGATTGTTGATTAATTGTATCTCTAAATGTAAGAAGTGATGAATTTGTTAGACCCGAAGTTAAATATTCCCCTTCGGATATTCCTAAATCAGTTAATGGATCACCGAGTGTATTTGCAATTGTTGCTTTAAATTCATCTCCTGATATTAACAATCTATTGTTAAATGATTTTGATGCAACCAAATCAGTTTCAAGTGACAATATAGAATTTATATCATCTATCATGGAATCAAACATACTAGAAGTTATAGTAGTTAAAGTGTACCCCAAACGTAACATAGAGCCAGCAACAACTGATTCTTCTATTGTTAGGCTTTCACCAAGTGATGTTACTTTTAATTTGCCGCCCTCAACTTCTGCACTAATATCCGAGATATTTAAATCATTTATCTGTTGTGCAATACTATTAGCAGTAGGATCTAATTCTGATCGGTAGGTAGTACTAGGGAAACCAAATAAATTAAACTCAAATCCACCAAGTTCCATCGTATCCAATAGCGTAGATATAACCAATTTGTTAGAAACAATACTAGCACTGACATCTGCTTGCGAATCTATCTCTGCTGC